ATGAAAGTTAAGCTAACGAAGAAGTTTATTGATGATCTACCGCTTACTGAAAGTGGTTATAAGATATATCCTGATGAAGTTTTGACGGGTTTTGCATTATACGTTGGTACTAAGAGTAAGCGTTATATTTTAAATAGACGTATCAACAAAAAAATGTACCGCACGTTGGTTGATGAAGTGCACATGACTACTCTAACAGCGGCGCGCGAAAAAGCAACTGCAATGATGGTGAATATCAGACAAGGATTGCACCCTTACGAGGGATTGCATGAGCTACCAGAGATTGAAGATGAAGATAGCGAGGCACCACAAGTACCTACTTTGCTGGAGGCTTATAATTATTTCAAGGAAATGAAATCAGAGCTTGCAGAAGGAACCATAACAACCTATGACCGACAGATATTAGGTAAGCTTAGTGACTGGCTTGATAAGCCGCTTAATGATATAACCAAGGCCATGGTTAGCGAGAAGCACAAAGAGCTAAGCAGTAAGAGTAAGGCTCAAGCCAATGCGACTATGAGAGCATTAAGATCAGTTTGGAATTATTGTAGGGATAGCTTCTTAGACGAGAACGAAGATTTTATAATCAAAGAGCAGCCTGTCAAGATACTTAATGCCAAAAAAGATTGGAACAATATTAGGCCTCGAACCAGGCACGTATCGGAAGAGCATCTAGGCCAATTCTTTAAGACATTACTAAAATACACTGATCGCAGCTCGCATATGCAAGCACCGCATAGTAATAATGCCCGTGATCTTATGCTAATGTTTATGCTAACTGGAGTAAGGCTTAATGAGGGTCAAAATCTTGAATGGTCGGATGTTGATTTAGATAATGGCCATATCGTATTTAGAGACACAAAAAACGGATCAGATTATGACATGCCACTGGGTAAAATACTTGCTGCATTACTCAAAGAACGCAAGAGATTAAGTGATGGTAGTCGCTGGGTTTTCCCAAGTAGTCAAACCAATACTGACGGGCCTATAACTGATTTAACCCGTAGCTACAAACGCATTGGTGAGTTAAATGGCATGTATATCACACCCCACGATTTAAGGCGCACGTTTGGCACCGTTGCCAATAGTTTGAACATTAACTACCCTGTCCTTAAAAGGCTGTTAAATCACCGTGAGGCCAAGGCAACCGATGATGTGACATTGCAGTACGTGCAGGTGTCGCAGAAGCAGCTTAGAACGGCTTTAAATCAGATTGAGAAACTATATTGCAAACAAGCTGACATGACTCAAGATCAAGTTATAGCAACACTGATATAAGCTACAATCGTTCATGAACTACCCGCCATCTCTATAGGTGGTGGGTAATTCATAGACGGCTATTTGGAGATAACGCAAATAGGATGATTTCCTGGATTTTTGCCTCCGCCCATATCCAAACAAATATCATCATAATAGATTCCATGCGCCTTAAATCCCAAATATCCACCTATCACAAACATGAATAGCAGAGCCAGAAAAAATTTAATATTCATGTGAAATAATCCTCATAGTTATTAACCAATTTTTCTAAAAAAAATAAAAGACTTGCCATCTGAAACAGCGTTATATCAATTTATTCTTTTTCGGCAGTTGACCGCTGTTGCTATGCTTTTACCACTTTCTTTGATTAACAAAAAACAGAAGTTGTTTAATGAGATAAAATGGCATTTTGTTCGCAGTCATATTTGGTTAATTGGTGTGGTATTCATGGTAATATCCCTTCAATCCAACATAGGCGCAATATTTGCGCTTTTAGTAGCGGCCACAATTGCTATAAATAATCTTTTAGTAAGAAAACCACCTCAAAACCATGCTGTTTATCAAACTTTATTATTGACTAATCTAGTAGGAGTACCTGCTGCCTTAGTACTAGCTTTATGGGAAAACAGCCCGTTTAGCTGGGAATCGCTTACTATAGCAACTCTATCAAATGTTTTTATTTTAATTTATGCCGGAATATGTGTAGAAGTATACAAAAACATCGAAGCTCACAAAGTTTCTAGTGCTGAATATTCCGGATTACTAGTCGCAGTAATTGTGGGCATTATATGGTTTAATGAAGTACCAAATTTAAGCTTGCTGGTTGGAGGAACTTTAATTGTTGCTCCTTTAATTTGGCTAGCAAACGCTGAAAGAGTAAAGTATAGAAATTTGAATTAGCTATTCCGTACTTAGTTTTTACAAAAGGAGGGAATTTCTTCACTAAAACTCACTCCCCGTAATATGAATATGCTGTTTCGTAGTTCAAGCTACCACTGAACTAAATGATCTAACGCTAAATTATTACTTAGCTGCATGCCAAAAATAGAATCCATCAAAGCTTCATCGGCTGATGCATTTTCGAAAACCTTCTCATCTTTGATTACTTTGAATAGCTTATCAAATGCCGCATTAATGCGCATACGCTCCTCACCCTCAGGATAAGCTTTATGTGCACTATCGTATAAATCATTGTTAGCGCCGTAGCTTAAGTAGTCATTACGACGTCCTTGCGCCTCTAAACTATCCTCAAGATACGCCTGAAATGCCCTTGCCGCCATTTCAACCGTTGAAGACCAATACGGCTTGGCGCGTGTTCCATCAAGAGATACCGAATTTGCTTTATATTTAGACGATATAGGACCGGTTTCAAGAACGACAGCCTCTCCTGCCTTATCTTGATTATAATATGCAGCCGCCACTTTTCGCCATGCTGTATGCCGTTTGCTACGGCGGCTTCTATTTGTTCTGCCATACATATCGTCAATCGCTCTTACAGCGCCGCTGGCATTGCCTGCATCTAAGATTGCTTTTGTCGTCCTATTAAGCTTATCGGGATTAATATTTAATTTTGCCAGCTCAATATCTTTTTCTGTAAGCTTAAACACTTCAGGTGTATAGGTATCACCAATGAACATGGCATCTTGCAAATCTTTAAAGGCGTTTGAAATTTTAGGGTTACTAGCAAGGCTTGGATTTTCTGTTAAAAAATTATTGGCTCCAACAGCTTCTTCATTACCTAGTACTTCACCTAAAATGTTATCGATAGCATGAAACCATTCATGGCCAAGCGAGCCACCACCACGCATTTTGGTTAAGTTAATGACGCGCTGAACTGGCTCATAATGAGCAAGCGCTCCTCCTCTACCACGCGCACCAAAAGCCATTGCTAATCTACCGTTAAATCCAAGGGCTTTATGGTCAATACCGATAATATCTGACAAATCAAACATGGCTGCTGCCGTATTCTTCACATGAAATTCAGCACTAGATTTTTCTTTTAAAATCCAATCTCCTGATTGAATATCTCTGAAGCCAAATTCATCTTTAAGCTCTTTGGTAGAGTTGATGACAACTTCTTTCCCGCCCTTACGCTCAATTTGTTCAGCAACAATTAATTCAAAAGTTGTTTTTTTCTTACCTTTTTTGCCACCACTTCCAGTCTTGCTGCTATCTGTAATAGTCAGTCCCCAGTCGTCATATTTACCATCTATGGCTAGGTTTAGGTGTTTAACAAAGGCTGATGAAGTACGCTCAATAATTGCCCAAAATCTCTCACCAAGAGCAACCCATTGCTGAATGTTCCTATTTGTAGTTAATGTCTCAAATGCCCCTATTGCATTGATAGCTTTTAAAGCAACAGTATACTCTTTCCACTTTTCAAACTTATTTGTGTCAACAATGCCTTTACCAATGTAACTACCACTAAACTGGCGTTCGGGGTATTTTTCTGTAGCCCAGCTCATTACCCACTTTTGTATATTATATTCAATTGGGTTTACACCCTCTTCCTTGGCCATTGCAGCAAGCCCAGCAATCGCTTCTTTGTATAACGCCTCACTCTCCTCTTCCATCTCAGTTCTTAATGCATCTTGCTCTGCGGACAACGTTTTATATTTATCTGCGACATCCGAACTAAGCATTGAACCACCAAGTTCACCTGCGATAGCCACAAGTTCATTGTACAAATCACGAGGTGTGACACACTTACTAATGCGCGCTTTTAACGTATCAATACCTGCCACATAAGCTTTACGCATCATCTGCTTTTGCTGAGCTGCGCCAAACTCATCTGTTAATCTTGCAAATGCGAGTAATTGATCTTGATTGTAGCTTATGTTTCTACGACCAGCATAAGAGTTTTTAGCAAATTCAACTAAGTCCCAATGAGGCTCTGTTGCCACAGATGCCAATATTTTTTGAATTAAAAAAGCGGTACCAGGCTCAATACCATTATCTTTTAACTCATTGTAGTCAACCTGACCCATAATGTTTGATTTTTTAATTAGGGACTCAGCAAGCAGCGCATCAGTTTCAATTTCCGACCAATCTATGTCTTTAACTTTTACAGCAACCCCATCTTTGGCCAACTGTTTTATGCGGTTACTTGCCAGCTCTTTTTTAGAGCCGGCAATATAACCCGTATCAGCATACCGATAGTTATTATCGTTTGGGTTATCACTAAAGCCATCCTTAACGTTATTTTCAGGCTGATAATTCATCCCAAGCGCTTTTAGGCCGCTTATAACCGCTTTCCGCTGTGTCTCATCGCTAGGATCGTTAAAGTTTTCCAGCGACAATCTCAAGGTCTCAAGATTGCTGATAAGCTGTACTGTCTCATTCATTTATTAACCTCATTGTCGTTATACAGTGTTATACACATTATCGCAATGATTGTTCTACGCCCTGATTGCGTGTTCCTAGAGGCAAAAAAAAGAGCCACGCTAACTGGTAACGCAGCCCTTACTCACAAAGATTATTTGATCAGCGTCAGGCAGTCTAAAAATTTGATTGCGTACCCTGCTATCAGTGTGTCTTTGTCAGTACCGTTAATGACTCGACGAGCGTTTTTAAACTGCTCAAACGAACCATATCTTATGTATCTTGATAGTGATTTGCCAGTGAAATGACCTTCCAGCATGCCAACGATCATAATATCTGCTGCATGTTTTGGGTCTAGTGCCAGCTCAGGCTTATTCACAAAATCTACACCTAGTAATTTACGCATCAAGACATAGTTTGTTAACCAGGTTAGCTGCACATAACCACGGCCATAGTAAATTGGAAGTAAATCAGAATACCTGCCGCCATGGATATCAATACGACTACCATAAGGCCTACCACGGCCTTTTCCGTATTCTTCGATGGGCCTCATGGTTCTTGCTGTTTCATGCCAGGTAGTAGCTAGCATATAAGCAAAATAAAGTGGATTAATAGCGTTGCCGCCGTATTGGTTGCAAGCATCTAAAATACTATCAAACCCATTAACCTGGGATTGTTTGAGTAGTCCAAAGTGTCTAGCAAGTTTGCCAGGCTCATAGCCAAGTCGCTTGCCAGAATCAGTCAAAGCTTTTTGCGAGTTCAGGCCCCATAACCCATCGGCTTTGGCACCAGCCTGCCCTTGCAATCTCTTGATGTTTTCTCTAATTTTTGCTGTCATTTTCTCTAAATTCTCTTATCTTACTTTTAAGCTCACTAACCCTTTTGGTACTGCCCGCTATATCTAGCATCAACACAGCCATTGATAAGACAAGCAGTACCCTCGCTAAAATTGTATGTCTTGAAGGTACAAACACCGTACTACCAACATCAGCCCATAAAAGCCCCAGCCATATGAATGCATAAAGCACTATCAAAGTAGAAGTTGATTTACGGTTGGTGCAATATCTCCCACTAAACATAACGACTGCACACATAAACAATCCAAGGTACGGTGTTATATTGTTAATGAATTGAAGGTTGATGATGATTAGATGCTGCATTTTTACCTATCCCCATTTCCCTTGGTGAAGATGTTGGCCAGCCATGACACTCTACTAATTAAGAGCTTACGTACTGAGTCTTGGAGTTCTTTATCACGCTTTAAGTCACCTAGGTTGTTGATAAGCACCACACCTGAAAACGACATAACCAATGCTGTCATTAGCATAACTTCAATCGGTGGGCTTGCAGCGTCGGTAAGCGCTGGTAATAAAACAAATGCTCCAATAATTCCACTAAAAAACCCACCAGCCAGATGAAACATTTGTTGCAATGCAGAAGGTCGCTGCTCCATATCACTTGTATAAATATCAGTAAGCAAAGAGGCCACTGAACCGACCATGCTCAATAGCAATACAGCAAAAAAGAATACCCAAATTGGGATGTTTAGATACAAGAAAGTACGGGTTTGATTGAGCTGATCCGTAAATGCCACTGCACTAGCAGACGCACTAAATATACTTGCTACCGAGCTAGCAATTAGCCCGATAGTAAGCTTTGCAGTATCAATATTATGTTGCACCCTTCACCCCTTTTCATACACCCGAGCACGTTTATTACCGACGTGCTGTTAAAATCTTGATGATAGCGTCTAGCCTTTTGTACAGTCCTAATTGGGCTGTTGTGTCTCTCTCCATTATCTTTGAGCGATAATCAAATGCTTGCGACCTATCATAAAGATCAACAAAATTTAGACTCATTTTAAGCGCTTCAAACATGCTCATTTGGCCATGTTCCATCAGCAAAACAATGTCACTCAACAATATATCGTGCAAGCTGTCTTGCATGCCCTCGTAACTCAAAAAGGGCTTGAAATCGTGCTGGCACGTATTCGCCAGCAACCTCCCCAATCACCGTAATGCCCTTGTTATCAATACTGGTATCAACATAATGCGATAAGTTAGATATGAGGCTATCAAACAATTCAGCCAGGTTGTTAAAGTCAAATTCACTAAGATCGCTGATAGTTTTGGCCCGCGCTAGGACCTGTTTGCTCAGCTCATTTTGGGTTAAGCTATCGTCTAGCTTGTCCCAAACCATATCACCACCCACAATGCTGCTGAGATTGCCGAAAAGCTGGCAAGCCATAAGGCCGCAAGTCCAATCAAACAAATTTTCACATATCGTTTCAAGTAAGCAGACATGAGCACCTCTAATATGTTGTACGCCTATTTGCGTCTCCTCGTCTAAATACTCTTTTGGTACCAGTGATTCGACTGTATCAATCAAATATTCGCTTAAATTACTCTCAGCGGCATATTTGTTTTGGGATAAAGCTTGTTGGTTTAATAAAAAATAATAACGTTCTTGTACTGTTAACTTATCAGCCAACTCCGGATAGCCTGTAACTAGCGTAATTAACGCGCTAATACGCTTTTCGTTAAAACGCTCTGGTATTTTGGCGACCTCCATGGCTTGACCAATAGTAAGATCTGGCATTGGTACTGTGTGCTCAAGCAACTGTAACTGCATTACTGCAACGTCTGTCATTTCTTGCCCCCGTTAGATGATGCTCTTAGGTTTGCTATGTCGTATTTATCCCATGCGGTTAGGGATAGTAATGTTATTTGTACTTTAATCGCGATTCTGTCGCCGTTCTTATTCATCGGCGCCGTAATAGGTGCTGATAAGCTCTCAATAAACATAGGCTTATATGTTTTCCCAGCGTATTGAAACTGCACAAGCGAGGGTATGGTCGATGGAAACATACCATCAGCACCCTCACTAAGCGTGCCCACTACTAAAGACGCATCTGATAACTTTCTAGGTGATGCATATTGCTGTAATACATTCAATGCGCGCTCAACTTCTGAGGCCGCATCAACCCACGCCTGAAAAACAAGCGTCCCACTAATGCGTACTGAGCTTGATGAGGTATAGACTTGACGGCTATTAATCTTAGTAAACGTAGACTTATCTTTTAACCCAAGTAGCTTGTCAGCAGCGTCGCCCGCAACACTCTTAACCGCGCTGTCATCCGCTGTTTCTGAGTCCAAGTTAAAAATGCTATACATTGATGCGGGCAGTTCGCCCGATTGAATCATACCCATCATATTGGGCATCCGACCTTCAGGATTGGATGTTTCAAAGGGTGTTGAGTACTGAGACTCAACTGTAAACTCACCATCTTCAAATAGCGCAGCAATAATGGTATTACCTTCAATGGGGTTATAGGTCTGTTTGCCCTGGCCGCCTTCCACGTTATCTTCAGATACTGGCCGTATCTTAGCGATCAGTCGCTGATTTAAACCTTTGTGCATCCAAGGCACGCCAGATCCTACTACTACGCTTGTCTTGGGCTTGCTTGCATTATCCGCCGGCTTGTTTGTATTTTTTTTCATCTTTACGCTACCGCTTTAGTTTTCTGTAAACTCTCAATAGCTAAAGACACAAGTAAGTCACGGTAATGTTCAAGTGTATCTTTGAAAATCTGTGCAAGATCAGGCCTATCTGCATCTTCAATCTTGCCAGCCAGCTCTGTTGCAAAGTCACTATCAAATCCCAGGGGGTCAAAGCTGCTTTCTGATACCTTGTCGCTAAGGCTTTTAACCTGTTCGCCAAGGTAATCAGTTTCGTTTTCTTTATTGCTTACTAGGCCTAAATCCTTACGCAACTGCATAATCTTTTTAAGCGCTTGTAGCTTTTGCAAATTACCTAGTTCTTTGGCGTCTGATACGGCTGATTTAAGCTCTTTAATCTTTTTAAGTTTTTCAAGAGGTGGTAGTGTCATTGAGTCGAACATATCTAACCCTTTGTCGTTACCGTAAATATTTTGAACCTTATCAACTGCATAGTTAGCAGCGTCTTTGGTACTAACAGGTGGCGAACCAAATAAATCATCAGCGAGGCCGTGTTGAGACTCTTTTTCACAAAATTCAGCCATTGCTTTAAAAAATAACCCCATCTTCTTTGCACTACGGTTATTGGTAGCAATAAACACGGCTATTTCGGCCACACCTTCTGCCAAATCACTAAATAAGCCCATTTGTTTAACATACTCTGCAACATCTTGGTTGTTGTCCTTAGCACTCATAACCACGTTAGCTGCGTCAATGATTGCGTTGGTAACCTGGTCATCAAGGCCCTTTTCGATGCTATCTACAATGCCACTAGATATATCTTGGATGTTGCCACGGCTTATTGCTTGTGCCTCAATGAACTTAGGCGCGGCCACGCTCAAGGCGTTTAGTACGTTTTGTAGCTCTGGCTTTGCGTCGTCGGCCATCATTTCTGTTAGTCGCTCATCATTGTAGGCCTTGCTAAAAATAGCCGCCTTCATTCGTGCCACCAGCGCTTGTGTGGGCTTACCGTCCTTAGTTGTGTATTGGGCCGCCTCTGTATCGCCTAGCTGCTTTAAAAAGGCGACAACGAAGTTATGGTTACTTGCTGCCGTTAAATCCCCGTTTTCACTTGGATTGAATAGCATGAGCATGTGGTCATCTAGCATTTTAGCGTCCGTCTTGGCTCGCTCTGTTGCACTGTATGACAGCTTGTCGTCCTGGTTGGCCTCAATAGCAAACTTAACTCGATCAACCTCGCTGGTTCTAATCCTAATCAGTATTGGCCGTTTAAATGCTTCTACGTCTTTAGGGTTGAATCCCAGGTAGTCGGCTTCATCAATAAGCCAATCCCTATAATCATCGGCTGTACCATTGTCATAAGCCATAGCTATTGCCATAGTTCGGCCGTTACCACTTTCCACGGCCATATCATCACCGACAATAGGCGCTCCACTATCAGCCCTGCCAGAACGCCCTAAGCTTTCAGGGTCAAGGTCACGTGATACTTTTTGCACCCATGCGACTGATGAATCACGGCCACGATCACGAGGCTGTAATTCTTGCGGATATATTGGGTTTTGGCTGCCGCTTGCCGTGTGACTAGCAATGACGTTATCAATTTCAGTTACGGCTAGGATCGTTGATACCCTGGTTCCTTTTGCTGTTTTAACATTATTGCTGCGGCCCTTGATAACCTTGCTTACCTGATTAGGCTGGCTAGTTGAATTATCTGATTTAACAGATAAGCCAAGATCAGCTCTAAGCTGCATAACTCTTTTTATTTCATCAAGGCGCTTTAACCCATCAAGGCTTTTAGCGTCTGATATAGCAGCCTTGAGCTGCTTCACCAGTTCTATCTTCTGTAAAGGTGTCATGCCCGCCCCTTATAAGTCTGATGATTCTTTATCAACTGCGCTTAATACAACATCTAACGCTTGAGTAAATAGCGGGTTGTGTTCGTCTTTTTCGCCAATAACTGTCAGCCTATCAAGGTCAATATCCTCGGTACTTAAAGAACCATCGATGATTGAATTTAGGTAATCTGTATCATCTTGGCTGTAGGCTGTTTCTGTTTGCTGCATCGCATGTCCTTGTCCAATATCACTGACTTCTTGTTCACCGCTTTCAATATCTTCAGGGGCATTTAATATGGCTACATTTTGTTCATTTAAGCTTCCGATATCTTGATTCAACCAGTTATTGGCCTTTTCAATATATTCAGGTAAGTCATTGGTATACTGATAATCTACAACTTCACCATCTTGTGACCACTCAATGGTGAAGTCATTAGGTGATTCCTTTGCGGACTCGCCATCATAGTTTTTAAACTTGCCTTCAATTTCAACTCTGCGGTTAGATACTTCTTTAACCGCTTGGAATACGCCTAATCCAGCATGTCTTGATTCGATAAAAGTTGTAAAACCAAAAGATTCAGCAAGTTCATTGAGCTTTTCTAAACCTTTTTCCGTCAATACTTCTCTCGCTTCCCAGCGCTCAGCATTCGCCATAGCGTCCTCGTCATTATCGGCATAACGTGCATAAGGGTTTTCAGGGGAGAAAGTTTCAACATCAGATTTCGGCGCTTCTTTTGGATCAAGCTGACTAGTGATAGATTGCTCTTTTGCACTCTTGTCCGTGGTATCTACAAAGTTGTCCTCGGCCTGCTTAGAACTATTACCTTGTTCTATTACTTCTAGTATTTCGATGTTTATCTCATAATCATCTTCAATAGAATCAAACATATTGACTTCATCTGCATAGTTTGATTTAATATTATCAGTGCCTGAAGCAACCCCTGAATCGTGATCAGGGATCGCTGTTTCAGGCATTTTTTTATTGTCATTTTCTTGTAGTGAATCAAAAGATTTGTTTTTGGGCACTAAAAGGTCATAATGCAGCAATCCATCTTTAACATCTTTCTCAACCACGACTCTTAGCTTAATTAGCTCTTCGCCAAGTTTGATGGTATTCTCAAGATGATAATATCCAGACACCATTGGTTTGTTAGAAACTTTGATATTTTCCTGCCAGGTTGCGTTTGTAGCTGTGGCTATAATATCTTCGATCTTTGCTACTAATTTAAGCTTTCTTGGGTCTGTGCTATGTGAGATAAACTTCTTGATACCTCGTTTGCGAATCTCGACTTTCGCATTTTCACCCTCATCATCTTCCAATGCAGGGCAATTAATCCAATTGCCGGCAATGCTGTTAAAAACATCTTTCGCTTTACTTCTTAAGCCTGTTAGACCTTTTTTTGTTTCATCGAAACTACCAAGCTCATTGCCGGATAGTTCAACCTTGGCTTCCTCTTCAGCCACATTTGGAAAAGTTGAGGCCATCATTTCATCTGGTGCTGGTATGTATGCTGGCTCGCCGTCCGCGTTTTCCGTAGTGTCAATATTGGCTTTTGATTTGTTTTGTTGCATAGCAGCATCAATCTGATCTTTTAAGCTGGCAATATCTTTATCTAGCTGCTCAATGGTTTGTTTTTTCTGTTCAATATTGCTTTGAGCTTCATTGATATCAGCATCACGCTTAGCTTTACGTTCTTGAGCACGTTTGAAGTTTTTACTGTTTTTGCTGGCAAGCAACATCATTTGACGCGCCAGGGTTGGAATCTTCACTGTTTGACCGTTTACTGGCGACAAAATAGCGGTTACGTCGCGTTTGTTTAATAACCATTTCCAGCTAACCATCATATCGCCTGCCAGCAATTTGCTAGGCGTGCTGTCTGGGTTGTGAAACCAAATAGATAGTTTTTGTCCGTCCGATAAATCAAACACAAAAGCAACGTTTACCACGCCACCACGTTTAAATGGCTTGGTTTGAGTGACATTGGTTACAGATAGGGTTTCGTTTGAGGCCTGGCTCATTGCTCTAAATAAGCGATCTTTGAGCATTGGCAAGCGGTTGACCGTTTCCATGATTGAGTCGAACTCGGCTTCTTCTGCCTCTAAGTCAATCAACGCTTGCTGTAAGTCAAAATCTTGTGTCAGCTCTTTAAACGTGTCAGCTCGGATCATATCTGTGTATAGATTGGTTAAGCTGCCACCATGGCTTGATAGGGTTAAGTTATCCCATTGAACATCATTAAAAGCGGCTCGTGTCGCCTCTTCGTATAGTTCTTTTGATGTGATGATTGGTAGGTAGTGCTTATCTTGTGATGGGTTGTTTAGCAGCTTAGAAATAGCATCAATTGACCACGCCCCATCATCTGTCATGTGATCAAACTGCATGTTATCGGTATAACCAACAACAACACCATAATCAGCGCCTAAATGGTCGAACTGAGTAACCGCTAGTGTGCGTGCATGCTCGTCATCTAAAGCACCGCCAATGGCCACTGAATCAATATAATGGCCCCTATTCTCAAATAAGTTAACCACATGCCATTTATCATCGTTGCTGCCAGCTGTTGAATCAAAGCCTAATCCATCAAAGCCTGTTTCATCAGCAATTAATGCCAACATATCCCGGTACTCACCTTCGATGAAACCGGTCTCATACCGGCTATAGCGTGTCTTTTCGTTACCGTATCGATCTTCTGTTAATTGGCTGGCATGTGCTGTGCCTGTTTTAATGTAAGACATGATAAAAAACCCTATTACAATAAATATAATAGGGTTATTTTGGCATTGGAGATGTACTGTGGTTTTGGGGTGTTCCTAGTTTGAAATGACGGCTATATTTAGCGAATGTACTAGCGCCAACATACTAATATTGTTAAAGTATACGATTTTTATTCTATGCTTTTTTGTTTTATTTAAAGAATTGACACGGGGTAAAAATAGGTGACTAAATCGTTTCTTGATGAGGGGGTGTTAAGAGTGGCTGGTTTGCAAAAAAAAGTCTAAAGCTATGATTTAGAAAGTTTAAAAAAACTATGAATCGATTCTCTACTTACTCGCCTAACAGGAATATTGAAATGTTTAAACAAGACAATCTTGAAATGCATAGCCCAAATATAGTTGACGACAATACCTTAAAAATTGCAGAAATTTTTCCGCACTGTGTGACTGAAGCCAGAGATGATAATGGTAATTTAAGATATGTCGTTGACTTCGATTTATTGCGCCAAGAATTGTCTCAGTCACTGGTCGAAGGAGGGCAAGAGCGCTATCGCTTAGATTGGCCAGGTAAGCGTCAGGCTATTCTTGAGGCTAATACACCTATCGCTAAGACGTTGCGCCCTGTCCGTGAAGAAAGTGTTAACTTTGATACTACTGAGAACTTGTTTATCGAAGGGGATAACTTAGAGGCACTTAAGCTCCTGCAAGAAAGTTATTTAGGTCAGGTCAAAATGATTTATATTGATCCACCTTATAATACGGGTAATGACTTTATCTATGAAGATGACTTCGCTGAAGACACCTCTGACTTTTTGCAACGCTCTGAACAAGTTGATGAAGAGGGTAATCGCTTAGTGACCAATACAGAAAGTAATGGTCGCTTTCACTCAGACTGGCTGACCATGATGTATAGTCGATTGAAACTAGCACGTAATCTACTAAAAGATGATGGCCTTATATTCATTAGTTGCGATGCAAATGAACAGGCAAACCTCAAAAAGATAGGTGACGAAATTTTCGGGTACCAAAATTTTGAGAGCGATATACATTGGAGACGAAGACACAATCAACCTAATGATAAATCAAAAATTATTGCGCGCGTTTCTGAAAACATTCTAGTTTACGCAAAAAATAGTATTATTTTGAAAGAAAGAGGCACTTATTATGGACTGCCATTATCAGAAAAAAGAGTTGCTGATTATAAAAACCCTGATAATGACCCAAAGGGTGATTGGACAACCAATCCTTGGAAAGCAGCTACTGGTAGAGGAGGTACAACCTATGAAATCATTACTCCAACAGGTCAGGTCCATAAGAATACATGGTATGGTAATAAAGTAACTTTTGAGCGACTAATTGATGAAGGTAGAGTTCATTGGACTGATAATGGAAATGGCTTACCTAGAATAAAAATTTACTTAAAGGATGCGAATGAACAAGGTCAGGCAGCTGTTAACTTTTTTAATCATACAGAATTTGGAAGCAATCAAGATGGATCAAAAGAACTTGCAAGCCTATTTGGTGATGCAGGGTTATTTAGCAACCCTAAACCCACAAAGCTCATTTCATCCTTAATAAAGATAGCTACAAAAGAGGATGATCTTATTTTAGATTTCTTTGCTGGATCAGGTACTACTGCAGATTCTACCCTACAAATGAACATTGAAGACAGTATGAGACGCAAGTTCATTTTAATTCAACTAGATGAAAGTACCGACGAAAAAAGTCAGGCCTTTAAAACAGGATACTCTACAATATCGGATTTATCCAAAGAACGTATACGTCGAGCAGGTCAAAAAATACTCGAAGATAACAAAGATAAGAAAGGTATCGAAGATTTGGATATCGGTTTCCGCGTGTTAAAAATCGACAGCACCAATATGAAAGAAGTGTATTACACCCCTGATGAATACAGCCAAGATCAGCTTGAGAACTTTGAATCTCATATCAAAGAAGACCGCACTAGCGAGGACCTATTGTTCCAGGTTATGCTCGACTGGGGCGTGCCTTTGTCTTTACCTATTGAAGTAAAAGAGATTAAAGATCATCTCGTCTATTACGTTGGCTTTAATAGCCTTATTGCCTGCTTTGATACCTTAACCCCTGAATTGGTTAATGAAATAGCAAAATATGAGCCGCTGAAGTTTGTCACCAGTGAGCGTGCTATCTCTCACGATCAAGACAAAACCAATATTAAGTCTCGCTTTGCGCAGCTATCACCGAATACTGACGTTAGGTTTATTTAAGGAGAGCACAGTGAAAATTGAATTTAAAGCGCTCGACTATCAACTTAATGCAGTAAAAGCAGTAGCCGACTGTTTTAAAGGACAACCAAAAGAGGTCGCTCAACGATATACAATTGATCAAGGAGCTAAAAGAGACAAAGTAGCAAAACAACCAGTTCAGGCATCCCTTTTCCCTGAAGAAGACTTGTCAACTTCTCAACAATTAGATTTGATTGAGGAGTTAGAGATTGGGTATGCCAATGCTGAAATCAGTGATCTAGATCATGTACTTAGTAATATTCAACAAGTACAGCGGAATCAGGGTCTGCCACCGTCAACTGAACTTGTCACCGATGATAATTCAGCTAAAAGTAAAGCCGGTATTAATCTCACTACCAGCCCTGTTAACTTAAATATTGAAATGGAGACCGGCACTGGAAAAACCTACTGTTACATTCGTAGCATGATGGAGCTCAATAAGCTATATGGCTGGTCTAAGTTTATCGTTGTTGTACCAAGCATTGCTATTCGTGAAGGCGTAGCTAAGACATTTGAAATGACGGCCAATCACTTTCTAGAAACTTATGGCAAGAAGCCCAGATCCTTTGTGTATAACTCAGAACAACTACATGAGCTTGAAACCTTTAGTTCTGACTCGAATGTTAATGTAATGATTATTAACATTCAAGCATTCAACTCGCGCAGTCAAAGTAATCGCCGTATATATGAACCATTAGATGATTTTGGTTCGAGAAGGCCTATTGATGTTATCCGAAGGAATCGACCTATCGTGATTATTGATGAGCCACAAAAGCTAGGTTCAGATAATGCACTAAAATCACTATCAGAATTTGATCCCTTGTTTATCTTACGTTATTCTGCAACCCATAAGCGTGACTACAATCTTGTATATCGACTAGATGCTCTAGACGCTTACAATCAAAAGTTGGTTAAAAAAATTAGTGTAAAAGGCATTGAGGTCCAAGGTCTTTCAGGTACACATGGTTATCTATATCTCCAAGATATCCAAATATCACCTTCTGATCCCGTAGCTAGAATTGAGCTAGAGATTAAGAATAACGCGGGTGTCAAACGTAAGATACGCCGTATTAAAAAAGGTGATAACTTGTATATTATCTCAGGCAATGGGCAGCAATATAAAGATCGTTATGTTGTCTCTGAAATTGATGCTAGAGACCAGTCCCTCACTTTTGTGAACGGAATTAAAATCTCAGTGGGCCAAGCATTAGGACAGGTCGATGAAAAAATTATGCGCACTATCCAAATTAGAGAAACCATTCGCGCCCATCTTCAAAAAGAGCGTGTGTTACACCAAAAAGGCTTAAAGGTACTTAGCTTGTTCTTCATTGATGAGGTGTCAAAATATCGTAAATATGACTCAGAGGGCAATAAATTAGATGGCGAATATGCTCAGATATTTGTTGAGCAATATAAGCAAGTCGTTAATGAAATGATTGACTTAAACCTTGAGAACGATCCTTACATCGACTATCTCAAAAGTATTAATGTCGATATGACACATAATGGTTATTTCTCAGTGGATAAAAACCAGCATATGGTTAACCCCAAAACCAAGAAGTTCGATGATGAAGAGCTGGGTAGAAAGGTAGACTTGGCTGATGATATAGATGCTTATGATCTCATTCTGAGAGATAAAGAGGCCCTACTGACTTTCCCGTCTGATTCTGATTCTGAAGAGGATAAAAATAAGAAAAATATTCGCTTTATCTTCTCTCACTCTGCATTGCGTGAAGGCTGGGACAACCCAAACGTATTTGTTATTTGTACACTTAAGCATTCGAATAATGAAATATCAAGGCGACAAGAGATTGGGCGTGGCTTACGTTTGGCAGTAAATAAAGATGGTATGCGTATGGATAGCAAAATCTTATCACCAGAAGATATTCATCGGATTAACAACTTAACCGTTGTCACCAATGAAAGCTATACTGAGTTTGTCAACAGTTTTCAAAACGAGTTGAAGCAAGCTTTATCCAATCGACCGACCAAGGCTACTAGTAATTATTTCTATAATAAAATAATTACATTAAATGATGGTACTACTCGCAGTGTCAATGAAACTGAAGCTAAACTAATTGTCAGATACTTAACTAAATACGACTACACAGATGTAAATGACCACTTAACACAGAACTACTATGATGCTTTAGCAGAAAACTCACTTGAACCATTGCCTGAAGAGCTTGATCCCATTGCTGACCAAGTAACCAAACTCATTAGTGGTATCTTTGATCCTAAATCACTGGAGGGCATGACTGAGAACGAAAATAAAACCACACATAATCCGATTAATAAAGATAACTTGCACAAAACAGAGTTTATTGAGTTGTGGAATAAGATCAATCAAAAGGCTGTTTTTGAGATACGTATTGACAGCCAAAAGCTCATTAATCAAAGCATTCAAGCTATAGAAGGTGCTGCTCGTAAGAGGAATAATAATTTTGTTGAGACCCTTAGATATAAACTCGCCATGTCTACTCAGAAAGATGCTATATCTTATGATGCTTTAGTAAATAAAAAGCTTTTTGCTGACCCGAAAACGTCATCTGAATCGACAAATATTTCGGTTAGGTCTGAAGTGAAATATGACTTAGTAGGTTCCTTAAGTGAGCAGACTGATTTAACTAGAAAAAGTATTGTTGCTATATTACAAGGTATTAATAATGCGATCTTTGCGCAGTTTAAAAACAACCCAGAAGCCTTCATTAGAGAAGTGGCGCGATTGATTAATGAAGCTAGAGTGAGAATGGTTGTTCAAGGCTTGACCTATCATACAATCGATACAACCTACCCTCTCAATGAGGTCTTTGTTTCAAATCACAGAATACCTAGTGACTCTCTGAAGTCAGAAAAGCATGTATTCGACTATGTTGTAACTGATTCAGCTACCGAAACAAAATTTGCTAAACAACTGGAGGGTGCAGATGAAGTAATTGTTTACGCCAAATTACCAGATAAGTTCAAAATACCCACACCCGTTGGTGATTACAACCCAGATTGGGCAATTGCATTTAATAAAAATAAGGTCCGTCATCTGTATTTTATTGCGGAAACTAAAGGTTCCATGCTTGAAACAAGCTTACGTGAAAGCGAAAAACAAAAAATAGATAGCGCTAGAAAGTTTTTTGAGAGTTTAAATTCAAATAACACTGAGATACTAGCTGGGCAACAGATTAAATATGACGTGATTGATAATTTCGACAACCTTCTAAGACTGGTTAACTAAATACAAAAGCCACTACTCAAAGTAGTGGCTTTTCTTTCAACACTCCCTGAAAATCAAGTTTCTTTACTTTTACCTATGCGGCGAATCCAAAGCTCGCTAACACCTTTGTTGAAAGCATCTTCAACGGTTAAGTAATCGGGATTGTTGATATCGCGTCCCAACATGCCAGGGTAGCTCAAATTATTGACTTTAAATGGTTTGTCAGTACGGCCGCGTTTAAAACGACCAATAACCAGCCCGTTTTGAGCTGATGGCACAATAGTTGATTCTGTCTTGTCGTTTACGTCACCACGCTGTACACCCACAGCGGTTGATATAATTTTGGTTTCAATCATGGTTAGTCCTTAGCTTGAGAATGATAAAGGTCTTAGTTTTTCAAAAGTTACTGGTATTTCTACTAGCTCGCTTCTACTGCTGGCTGATAGCTCAATGTTTGCTGACTTAACACTAACAATCCAAGCCCCTTGTACTGCGACCTTTTGTGGATTTCTGGGGTTTAGTAATGCCACTGATAGTTTAAACGCATATTTTTTTGTTTCGTTAACCGTTCCATCGTTGTTAAAGGCAAGCCTGCGGCACGCTAGATACGACTTGGAGATATCGCCTTTGGCTGTCTCGATAAAGGTAATATCCATTTCACTGCTTATTTGCTGCGTCAGATAGTTTGCCTGAATTGACCCTGCGTAAAAGCTATCAGATTCACTCGACCCCAAAGACAATTCTGCATCGGTAGCGAGGTAACAAAGTGTCTGATCTTTAAACCAGGGTATATCCCCTTTATGGCCAAATATATTTTCTATTTTTACTTTGTAAATGGCTTTAATTAACGCATGATGAGCCTTAACCCGCCCATAAATACGCGCGTATTCTTCTAATAATTTACTACTGACAGCAAGATCGGTGTTTGAGTTGGTCTTTTTAGTTGCATTGCTTGCTATATTAAGCGCTATGCCGCCAAAGTCATCACCAGCTGAAAAATCCAAGTCAATTAACTCGTTAACCAAATCCAGCATTATTCATCATCCCAAAACATATCATCTTCCACATCGTCTACTGGCGTCTCATTTTCATCTGACATTGACTGACCGCCTGGCATGCCAGCTTCTTGGCCTATCATCCCACCTTGCTCGTCTGCTCTTGCGGCTAGTCCCATTGCTATACGCTCTGCTAGATTAATATCGGCCCCAAATACGTCCTCTAGCATTAATTGGTTGGTTTCCTTATCAAAGCCTAGTTCCCGAAGACCAGCAAGCGACTGAGCTACAATAGCGAGCGTATTAGCTCTATTTTGCTTGTTATTAAGCATTTCAGTAGCGGCGGCTGATTGATCCGAGTAAAAGTCAAATTGCCAGGGGTAGTCTTGAGGCTCGAACCACTCATTATATTTAATGCCCCAGTGTATGCTCATTAAGTGGTTAAATGCGTCAATACAAGCTTGTCTAATTAGCATTGACCGTCTCATAACTTGAGCTGACGTATGGAAGGCTGCACCGTCACCCAGGCCACCTGCCAGCATATCGGCCCAGCCAATTAGTGATAAATCCATACCCAGGCCACCAGCTAAGCGACGCAAGTTGATCATTAATATGCCTTCGTTCAATGGGGCTACACGTTGCGCTAGATCACCCACTGACTGAATGACTTGCTTTTCACCATACTGCGGTAGTACGTGGTATTTTGTACCGTACAAAGCCTCGCCGCCGTCAAAGGCATCTTGTATCTGATCTCGATATGACTTCAACATTTTGGTTAAGGAGCTAATATAGCCCTGCCTCTGTTTGGCTGGCATGCCTTCCATGTTAAGCGTTAAAAAAGCCTGTTTTACGCTGTCTGCAATCTGTTGATTGTTAAGGCCAGCACGACTAATGGTTACGTCTCTCCATGCGTCCTCAATAGGATATAAGAATGAGCCGCCCACCTCGGAAGGTAGGATTGGGTTGTCGGATCTTAGGTCGTAAACTAGGGTTGTTCTATCCTGCCATACGTCTAAGGCCATTTGCGGTATGTTCTCAATACGTGGCATTTTAATTCTAAGCATTTGCTCTAATGACAACTTGGCAATAGTCCTCTGCTTATCTTCATCTTCTAACGCATGAAAGCCAATAGTACGCCCTGCCTGCTCAAATGGCATGATTAGTGAAGGCTGCGTAAAGCGGTTGTTCATCAAATCAAGCACGCCACGACGCTCATCTGTATAAATACGAGCGTAGCTATCACCATAAGCAATAGCTTGGCGTGCCAATGAAAATACGTGTCGATTAATGATAGGTGCGATATGTTTAGCTTCACGCTCAACCTTTTTTCTAAGCTCTGAGGCTCTGCGGCCCCCTTCTCTGATGTGATCGCTTGGTGTAATAAAAATCATGTCACCGGTTGATTCATGACCACCTAAAGCCGCTGTAACATGCAAGCTTAGTGCCTCTGAAATTTGAGGGTCGGCCTGCATGATTTCCCACATCGTATAAATCTGTCTGCGAGTACGTGGCTGTTTTGCCTTGTGATGAAAGGTGCCAAGCTCAAATGGATTGGTAGCTTCATAACTACGATCTACATCGTCAATAGTAGGCATTTGCTCTGATATTCGCGCCTGTCTATCATCAATTAAAAAGCTTGCTAGACGTTTTCTAAAATTCATTGTTCAAGCCCTTATGTTGGTCCAGAAGTTGAGCTGCCACCACTTCTAACACCGCCGTGAACGTGGCCTTTTAGTGATATACCGCCACCAACTACGTCATTACTTGCTGACATAGTGCCTTGAGTTGAGATATTACCCCTAGCCACCATGGTTCCGTCGGCTGTAACACCACCACTGGCTGATATATTGCTGCTAGTTGAGACATTACCCTTAACAGACATGGTGCCCGATGTGCTTTGGTTGCCAGTATGGTTAATTTGAGCCTTAACATTCATGTTATCGGCCGTTATAGATACTGTACTTGCGTCAATGGTCACGCTTTGGGCCTGCATTTGTATTAGATCTTTTGCTGTCAAAGTAATACGAGCTTTTGCCAGCAATTCAATGTTTTGCTGCCTTATGCGGCGAACATCAACAACCGCCTGGCCACCGCCATGACGACGGTAAAAAGCAATTACTGGCATTGAGGTGTCGCCTTGTTCAAAGAAAACCCATACATCGGCACCTGGTAGTAATTCACGCTCGGTATCAAGATCATCATCACCGATTGGATAAGCCACCATAGCTGTAATGCCTTCGGGTACCCCATCGGTCAAGCCAGCTATTGTCACATTAGCCGTCCGATTCGCCTTGTCATAAGAAACAAGCTTGGCTGGGTGAAAATATGGTGATATTACGCTCATTTTTCGCCCTCCAATTGTGCAAGCCAAGCTTGAGTGGCCATTATCGGCCTGCCACCTAAAGCCCCGGTGTCATAGCGATGGGCTGCTGTTAGAACCACCAAATTGTCTTGGCTAAGCCCATCATCAATAGTGATTAACCTGCCAGCTGTTATTTGATCATCAAGCTGTCTCACCATTTTGGCCCTAGTTACTAAAATGCGACGTAAGTTTTGTAATTCTCTTGCGTCTGCTCTTGGGTAATAGCCTACTTGCTTGTTGCTAAATGGCGCCCCTAAAATATCTGATCCGTTATCATCAATTGATAAGAAGTTGGTATTGCCATGTGATAACACATGAGGACTATCTATCCACTGTAAGGCGCTACGATCGTAAACTGCTGCCTCACCTTTGAATAAGTCATTAATCCTCACAACAGACATACCGCCGTCTCTATATAACGATACGGCCGCCTCTTTTTGTAAGGCGATCGCTATTCTTTTTGTTGGTAGCTGGCCTTTTAAGCATATAAATTGATTTAACTTGATATCGTTTTCAAGCCTAATCTTTGCACCCAAGCTACGATAAACCTCATTAAAGCTTGTATTGTTTAATGAGGTAGCCCTACTAGCTACACTAAGTAGCGGTTCGCAACCAGACAATACAGCAATAATAATTAATCCACCTACGCGCTTGCCTGCTTTAACCGCTTGCATGTTTATATGCTGCGATTTAACGATCGTTAAGCTCGTACCCTCGCCGGCAATCAGCTTATCGCCTATCTTTAACAGCTCTCTTAGCTCGTCAGTAGCCTTAACCACCAGCTCAAGAGACACGGGAACTGGTACCAAGTCAGTACGATAAATCGCACTGATTAAGTCTCCCCCGCCGATAGTTGAGCCGTCTGATAAAACTATTTTCACTTCCACCAACCGTTATAGTTAATTTCAATACTTTGCAAGCTATTAAACGTGCTATTGCCTTGCTTAGCCTCAAGATCGGCCGTGCTATCAACGCTAAAAGGGTGTGTATTAAACGCCTCCCTTTTCATTTCCATCATAGCTTCCCTATGATTTTGGTAGGCCTCGCTTGAGCTCATGCCAACTGGCTGAACCCCTAAGTTTTGCGCACCTTCCATACGCCTAGCCTGAATGAGGTCGCATCTAGCCACAACAACAGGCCTGATAATACTCCATTCGTCGTTGTAGATATTAGTTGTGCTATCAATTAGCAGCGTATAGGTATCATCTTTATCATCAAGATCATACGCACGTAACGCGCCTCCCCATGCTAGGTAATCACGGCAAACATCAACAATAATACGCTCTACATCACTTTCAAGAAGTGAGTAGCCTGTGGTATATAACTCTTCATAGAATCGAGTGGCGATACTTTTGATATCGCCCTCGATATAGCTATCTTGTCTGCTAGTAAACATAGCCGCTTACCTTAACCAAAGATAGTTGTACCACCAATGGTAGAAACTGGCTTATAGCCACCAAAAGCGTTTAGTGCGTTGGTTAATAGGCCGGCAAGTTTGTTAGCAGTACCAGCACCGATATCACCAGTTTGGCCAAAATAGTTATAACGACAAGTTACTTGAACTTGTAGAATCTGGCTGCGGCTTGCTGAATCAATCTCACCACCACCATCAGGGAAAGTGATAGCACAGTCTTTAAGTAAGTATTCCGTCTTGCCTTTAATCTCGTTGCCATCGGTAGCAAACCCATCATAAACACGTACTAACGGGATTTCGCCATTGTGTTTAATAACGATATCTTCTGCAAACTTAGCAATGGTACCTGATTCAGTCTCAATCATTGTCCACTGGCCTTCAAAGTTTGTTTTAGGAGGCGCTGTAACGTGGGCCTGGAAGCCGTAAGCATAATCTGCATCGGCTGGCTCGTGGTTGGTGATCATAGGACGTTGGAAGTTTTGGATAAGGATGTAAAGGTTTTCATAACCTTCAGGCTTACAAATTGCGTTACAAGCCAGCATAGCTGAGCCCAAAGACTTGGCCAGCTCGTGCATTTGAGAATAGGCTTGCAAGGTAGGTGATGAACTTTTCATGGAAATAACCCTAATCAATAATAAGTGATAGGGTTATTTTGAGGTATAAAGGGATTGAGTTTTTAGGGGTGTTCCACCTAAAAAGGCGATAGATAAGCCACATGATAGCGATAACCGCCAACTGCGACAGCTACATCCACTTGGCCAAATTCGTTAGAAACAGCAATTTCTGGCACGATATGCCACGGAACCAGCTTTTCTAAAACAGGGGCAATGTCTGAAATATCGCTATTATTATCATCAAGGGTTAACGCGATACGTACACGGCTAGTCAAAAATGAGCCTGGCATCTCTTTTTCACTTACTGCTACTGGGTAAGAGTTTGCCAGCTCTTTTGAGTGCCAAAGTCTTAGAACCCTGTTATTACCTGGGAATAACATATCTAGGACGAACTGCAAAAAAGCCAAGCCACGGCCACTGGCCATAGCCTGCCAGCTAGACAAAATCATGGCCATAATATCAGTTGATAGCCCGTCTGCATCCTGCCTCAGGATAACCAAGCCATTAAGCTTGCTGAATCGTTCGATAACAACAGGACTACTTTCAAGCCATGGGGTACCATAACTATTCATATCTACCAAGTTTTCAAGCTCATATTCTTTGATTAGCTTGTTAAAGATGCCAGAAATCGCCTCATCGAGCTCATTTGCCTTATGGCTTTCTTGTACTGTTCTAGTAAAGTCGGTAGCTTGTAAGTTGCTTGTTTTACCCATTTTACAAAGTCCAAATGGCTGTGCCAGTATCGGCCGTTCTTGTCATATTGATAGTGATGCTATCTTCTGTAATATAGGCCCATTCATGCGGTTTAATAGGATTTTCAGCGGTATCTTCTGTTAATACAGAAAAATCACTAATACGGTCCTGGAAGGCTGTAATATCACTTCTGATCTTAATGGCAATCTCTTGTTTGTTAAAGCCGTCTGGGTTGTGATAGCTGGAAGACAGCGAGCCCTTACCAAAGTTTTCAAGCAGCAACTCTTTAATTTGAGTCTTCACTGAGTCCATATCATGCACCGAAGCCAAACGGCCAGCAATGGTGATTTTATAAGGTCTTTCTTTAACCTCTTTAATGTAAACCTTGCCATCTAACAGCGTATCAGCATTGGCCACCAGTTTCTTAATATCCTCCACCAGTAGTTTTTGCTCTGACTTATTTTTAGCTACCACGGTTAAAAACAGATGGTTAATTGCGTCTAACGAAGCTCCATAGTGCTTCTCATTGATCGTTTCATTCCAAATGGCCATGTAATCAAACCGCTGCATAAAGTGCTTTCTAACCAGAAAGTCAAAGTTACCCATGAAAACGGCGTTATGGTCATACATTGACGGGTAGCTGGCAAGTAGTCGCATTTGAGCCACACTTAACGGATCTGCACCAGCTCGCACAAGCTCGCCAGCCTTAAAGTACATATTGAGCTTACTTTCTTCTGTGGCATATATCTCGCTCAAGGCTGCACTGCTTAGGCTTGTTTGATCAACATATCCATAGCTTTGGGTGATTGCGATCTCGAAAGTATCGCCAGCTTGAACCGTTGCCCCTGCACGTTCAGAATCACCAAAAACAATGGTTATATCCTCAAGGTTATGGCTCTGCAAGGTATAAACAGACTGACCAACTCCAGCGTTCATAAATTTTGGTGTGTATTGATAGGTAACGCCTAGGGTGGCGTTAACAACCGATAAGCCTGAAAAGTAAGCCCCATCGGTCGTTGATATATCCAAGCGATAAAACGACTCGCTAACAGGTATAGTCGTTTCAATGTAGTTTATGGTGCTTTGCTCTGCCAAAACCTTTTTAGTCTCACCTTCTGCTAATGTGATTGAGGACATAAGCCGCCATTGTCTGCCGGTACCATCTTCAATTAAGCGGCCCTGGCTTAAACTCACCTTTTCAGAACCATTGTTTTCAATGGTCAGCATGTGCTGGCAAGGTGTGGCAACTGGCAATATACCCTTGTTAATTGCGTCTGCAATGATGGTACTTTGCTTAGACTTGATAAATGGCTCTGTGATGTTAACTGCGTTGTCACGTGATAGCCACAATACAGTTTCCACGATAGAGGTCATCATAGCTCTTACCGTGGGGTCGCCAGCTCGCCAGCGTTCTGCAACTTCTGGGTAGTCGTTTAAATGACTGTCTATGCTTGATAGTATCTTTCTTCTTAACTGGTTACTTGGCACTGACATTGTAGTAATCCTGGTCGATATCGGTTATTGGGTTATCATTCAATTGAATATCAATATTGCCAATAGATAAGACAACATTAATTTTATCAAATCCTACTGTTTCAACAGATATACTCAACTGCTCTTCATCTAATGTACCTATTATCGGTATATCGGCCCTAAGCTTTCTCAAAAAATCATCCGCCGTATCAGCTGATAATTCTTTTAATAACATGGCCTTGGCATCGGCACCGTAGCCTTGAGCAAAATAACCATTAGGCGGCGTGTCCAACCAATGAATAATCATTTGTCTAATGTGTTCAGCGGTAATCACTTAATACGCACCTCTGATAGCGGGGTGTTAGGGCCTGGCAGTTTGAATTTAGCCCTAGTCTTTTTAGCGGTGCTGATAAGCTTTGAGGCATCAACAAATCTTGAGTTTTTAACGCAAATTAATAACATATCAAGCCATACAAAAGACGATCCTAGAATGGCCATAATAACCAGCAAGCCAGCACCGCCAACGCCCCATGACTGCGTTATAACCATGACGGCATAAAAACGCCATAGTAAGAACATTAACAAGCCTAAAAGCGGCACGCTCAATAATAGAGATTGACGCAAGGTTTGACCGATAGCCATGGCCAATGTATTGCTATCAATAACCTTATTGAGTAGCTTTAATCTGCTAAGGATATCCACATACAAGTAAAACATCATAATCATTAACATGCCGCTTAAAAAAAAGTCTACTATATAGGCGTTTTGCATATCACTACCTTACGCTGCGTTCTGCTCTTTTACTTTCTCTAATTGGATCTCAAGGTCTTGTTTTTCTTTACCCTTAACTTCAATCACCTTGTCTAATTCTGCAGCCTCTTCTAACAGTAATTTTAACGTTTGGGCTTTGTTGGCTGGCGCTCTATTACGCTTAGTTCTAGTTACCTGGGCGCGAGCTCGTCGGGCACTAAATGTCTTTTGGCCTTGGCTAACAAGTTTAGCGATCTCGTCAACTGATGCGTTGAATGACGGCTTATAAGAGTTATCAAAGTCACCCGTAGTCGGCTGTGTTTTACTGTTAATATCAATACGGAAGATATCTAGGCCGTCTGGCTGATCTGATTCAGGGGCTTCTCGAATATAAAGCTTTACAACCTGGCCACCGTCTAAAGCGATATGAACAGGCCTCGCACTGGCACCAGACACCCTTGATACTCTTAAAACATCAACAACAACAACTTGCTGCCTGGTTGTTTTGGCTAAACGCTTAACAAAGTCGCTGACAAGCGATGTTTTTTGTGTAATCTCTGATAGTTTCATGAAAATAACCCCAAACAAATTAAATGATTGGGGTTATTATGGCTTGCTGTTAGCTGTGATTAGTTGGGGTGTTCCAACAAATTACATGCCAACACTGCGGCGGTAGTGACTTGCTTTTAGGCCACGACGCATATTGCGTGCTTTTTGTGGATCAATGTTATAGATATTACGTTGCAATCCTTTAGCAAATGACCTCATACGTTTTTTAACTGCGGTACCCGTTACAGACTTTTTGCGAGCTTTTTTAAGGGCCGCTTTTTGGGCTGCACTCAAGCGGACACTGCCGCCAATACGCTTGTTAACAACCTTGATTTTACCATCACGAACCGCTTTAACTGCCTTATAAGTAACCGTCTTATTACCTACTTTGCGGCGTGTCTTGCGGCCAACTGTTAATGGCTTTTTGGCTGCGTCGTACATATCTTCATCGTCTTCTTCTTTCATCATTGCGTCATAGGTGGCTTCGTCACCGTATGCAAAGATTGAAATAAAGTCGTCTAGCTCGTCGTCTGCTGGCATGTTCTCTAAGATGATTTCTGACGCTGTTTCAATAGCTGCATCTGCAATATCAACATCGCCATCAAACACATCATTAATCAAATCTTCATCAACACCCAAAGTACTCATAGCGTCTGCAATATGCGCTGATAGGATAGTCTTAACAGTTGAGTCGATTTCATCATCATCATCGTCTGGGTCCTCAACAAACGCCTCAAGAATTAGGCTATCAAGAAGCTCGCTTGGTAGTAATTCTTGGTCCTCAAAGTCAACCTCTGACATGATGCCTGCCAGCATAAATGCTACTTGCAGTGCTGCTAAACGCATTTGAGTTGTGGCATGCGTGGCAATGCGCTCATCAATTGGGTCAAACTCAATAGATTCTGCGGCTTGCTTGGCACTATTAGTAGCGTCAAATTGTGACTCTTGACGCTCTAACATGCGATCCTGGTTACGCTCGATAATATGGCTTGATACTAACATTAGTTGGTTTTCCTTTTTTACGCTAACAAAGTGACGTTATTACTTGGTGATTGTGGTTTCAAAGTAAACTTGTCGAGCACAACCCTCTGGGCGTTTAACAAGTCTGATATCAACCTTCTCAAATGGATTGTCTGATCTTGGCGCAACTTCTAGACCGTAAAGCTTGCCTGATAGCTCTGCAACTGGTTGCAATAAGCCCGCTGAACTACAAGCGTTCAAGAAGCGACGGATTTCTGCGTCTGCGTCGTTCACATAGCTGGCCATACCTTTAAGTAAGTGCTTTTTAGCAATGCTTACTACTGCGTTATCAACGTAAGTGGTAATTTCAGAAGCGTTAATCAAACGCAAGGCACTTGTTTTGCTATCGTACTGAGTTAGAGCATCACCATAAATCCAGCGATCGCCAGCGTCAAAGCGTTCGTTCAATACCACGTTCACGCCAGCTGCGGCCAGGGCGTTTTGAGCCTCTTCATCAAGGCTGACGTTTGGCAACACTTCCATATCACGGAAGCTAACAGGAAAGTCGTAACCAGCAACAGGACGGTTAACAGGCGGGATACCAGACGCATTGGTAAGGGCGTTACGAACAAGCAATTGGCCTAGGTAATCACCGACACAAGGGCGCCATTTTTTACGTGATAGTACGCTTGCGCTGTTTGAAGGGCGTGATACGTTCGGGTTCCAGAATATCCAAAAACGATGGTCTTTAATGTTAATTGAGTCAGCAAGTGCCGCGGCTGCCACCCAGTCATTAATATTGCCTAAATCTAGCAGTACGTGACAGTTAAGCTTATCCATAACTTTGGTTGTAGCTTCAATAGTTGGCATATCGTCAGTTGAGCAAACAACGATATAGCGTGGGCGTTCACGCATATCAAGTAGGCTACGTGTAATCTGTTCGGGCGTTGACTCAACAACCTTGCTGGCTGGCACGTCAACCACAATTTCAGCTTTACGATAAGTGCCATGATCTTTTAATGCTTTAACGGCTTTTAACGCTGAAACGACTTGAGTAGCATTGGTCTTAGAATACGTTGTTTCAACACTCTCAAAGAAGTCATTGCTGCTATCTAGTGCACCATGGAAGTCAAGCTTTTGGCTGATATATGAGAATTCATTAGGATAGTTGTTTTCGAGCTCGTCTGCACCGCCGCCAGTATATAAACGGCCTTGTAGCGAGGTAATCATACTATCATCAACCTTATCTGCAAATGTAATGTCAAATAACAGGTTGTTTAGCGGGTCATTTGCTTTTGTTGGTGTCTTATCGTCAACTACTTGTATCTTGGCCACGACGTTGTTATCAAAGCCGTATTCAGTAACAAGCTCGATAGTTGCTAATGCCTTACTTTCCTTGCTATTGGTAATAGTAACGGAAGTAGGCAGGATATTAATAAACAGTTGAGTTGCCATAAAAAATGCCTATATTGGTGAATATAGGCATAGTATAGAGTTGGGCTAACAGTATTGTTTAGGGGTGTTCCTAGTAATAAGGCCTCTATATTTGTTGTGTCTCATCACGCGGGCAGGTACCCCAAACTGGAGGTACGATGTTCTCATAGCCTTCCCAGCCTTCGGGTCGAGTTGGGATTTTAGCGACACACCACTTAGATAGATCCTGGTTGAACTTATCGGCAAAGTTGAACATAGTTCCCATGTTCTCAACATTTGACACGTTCCAACCGCTGATATCTTGGTTAAAAGATCTTGCTTGCGTAAACATACTCTCCATATTGGTTACGTTTGATACGTCCCAGCCACTAATATCTGTGTTGAAGATAGTAGCTATGGTAAACATGCGAGCCATATTAGTTGCTGAACTTGTTTTCCAGTTTCCAATACCTACAATATCTTGGGCTTGAGTGTAGAAAAACATTTTCTCAAAGTTAGTTACGTTTGACACATCCCAGTGAGATAGGTTTTGACCGATATAAGTCGATTTGTACTCTTCTTCATCGAAAAAAGCGGAGCTTAAATCAGTTACGTTTGACGTGGCCGCAATATAAAGATTATCTACTGCGTCCTCTTTAGTGTAAACGCTCAAATATGCTCTTGGATCGCCGTCCGAGAATACATGAGTCTCACCCTCTGGTACGCCCTTGTTATAGATAATACCGGTATCAGTGGCTTTATACCAACCATGGCCAGGATAGTCTCTATCTAGGCCTACGTCGTTTATAGCGGGTGGCTGAACCTCAACGTCTGGCGTGTTCATAAGGATTTCGACCTTATCTTCCAAGTCTCTCAAACTGGCTTTAACTCTCTCAAGTTGATCAAACATTTCTTTCATGCCCTGGCCAAAAATACCCGCAAAACCCTCTACAAATTTAACCATTTCATCATGTGATACTAATTTTTTCATATTAACCTCTTATGCCCAGGACCCGTCGTTAATTTCAGGATTCATTGCTTCTTCAAATGCCTGCATAAACAATTCAAAATAACCTTCGCCAAACTCTAAATCCTCTTCTGCTAAAGCGGCAATATTGGTGCGTGCCTGCTTCTGCTGATCTGCATCAAAAGATTGAGCCTGTGTAGCACTTACGATACCGCTATCAGCTTGAGATAACGCGGTAATCTTGTCTGCTAACTCTTTCAAGGTGTCCGAATCAGCATCGGCGCCGTTGATCAAGTCGGCAATAGCCTGTGTTAATTCATCTTTGGTGGCGTATGGTGCTACTAACCCAGGTAACGATGAAACAAGGGCGTATTCTTCGCCTTCTGGCGCCTTGTCAGCCTTAGCTTTCAACTCTTCTTTAGTTGCCAGCGGCTCAATAGCAGTTGCGATCCCACCCAATAGGCCTTCTTTTTGTGCCTCAAGATCATCAATTGAGGCTGCGCCAATATTGCTGCGTCCTTGTGCTTTTTGCTCTACTGTAAATTCCTGTTTAACTGTTACGTTAACCAGACCCTTATCGGTTTGAGCTAAAGCGGTAATCTTGTCGGCTAATTCTTTTAATGTATCTGAATCAGCATCAGCACCATTGATAAGGTCCGTTACAGCTTTTGTTAACTCAACCTTAGTAGCAAATGGGGTTAAGTCGATCTCTGGGATAGCGTCGATAGCTTCTTGGATTTTCTCGCCAGTCTTAGCAAGTTCACCACGGATCGCTTCATCTTCTGCTTTACGGGTTTCCTCTTCTGCACCAATAGCTTCTAACAGCTGGCTTGCATTAGCTTCAATAGAATCAGTCAATTCAGTTTTAGCTTGCGCAAGTTCGCTGCGTGTAGAATGAGTGTTGCTAAGTTTTTCTACTGCGCTGCTAAGCTCTGCCGTTGACACTGCATCAATGTTTTTACGGGCCGTTTCTTTTTCAGCTACTTTAAAGCTTTGTTTGTTAGCTGCACTTACTAAGCCTTTATCAGCCTGGGCTAAAGCTGTGATCTTGTCCGCGAGCTCTTTTAGCGTATCAGAATCGGCATCAGCGCCATTAATCAGGTCCACAATGGCCTGTGTTAGCTCGTCCTTAGTGGCGTATGGGGCCAAATCAGGAAGCGCTGAAACTAAAGCGTATTCCTCGCCTTCTGGGGCTTTATTAGCTTTAGTAGCAATCTGCTTATTGATAGCAGTATCAGCGTCTTGACGTGCTTTTTGTTCTGCATTGATAGCTGCTTGTAGTTGCTGGTCAGCCTTAGCAAACGCACTACGGATCGCTGCATCTTCTGCATCAACGGCTTCTTTTAGCTTTTGGTCAGCTTGGGCAAACTCGCTACGAATAACAGCACCTTCTGCTAGTCTTGCGCCCTCTTCTGCACTAATCGCTTCTTGAAGTTGCTGGCTAGACTGGGCAAGCTCGCTACGGATAGCCGCATCAACTGCATCAACTGCTTCTTTTAGGCTCTTATCGGCTTGTGCAAATTCGCTACGAATAAGTACGTCTTGTGCCTTGCGTTCAGACTTTTCTGCATTGATAGCGTTTTGAAGTTCAACACCTTTTGCACTAATAGCACCCGCTAGCGTGTTTTGGGCTTGTTCAAGCTCTTCACGATCGGCCTTGTCGCTCTTGACTGTTGTTACCGCTTCATTGAAGTCAGCCTTAGATACTGCGTCGATATTCTTACGTGCAATTTCTTTATTGGCTTCTTTAAATGCTTGAGCACTGGTAGCACTAACTAGGCCTTTATCGGCTTGTGCCAGGGCGGTAATTTTATCGGCCAACTCTTTCAACGTATCTGAATCAACATCAGCACCGTTAATCAAGTCATTAATAGCTTGGGTAAGCTCGTTTTTAGTAGCGAACTCGTTACGAATAGCTGTATCTGCTGCCTTACGTGCTTCACCTTCTGCATTGATAGCTTGTTGAAGTAGTTGGTCAGCTTGTGCAAACTCGTTTCGGATAATCGCATCTGTTGCTTTACGATCTCTTACTTCTGCATCAACTATCGCTTGAACTTGTTGATCGCCTCTAGCCAGCTCGCTACGAATGGCCGCATCTTCTGACTTACGGGCCCACTCTTCTGTTCTAACGGCTGTTTGTAGCTGTCGATCAGCGTCGGTGAAGTCATTGCGAATAGTGGCTTCACGAACGTTGATGGTTTCTCTAACATTTTCTTTAAGCTTTTGGTCTGCCAGGGCAAACTCACTACGGATAGAAGCATCTTCTACCTTACGCACCACTTCTTCTGCATCAATAGTTTTCTGCAATAGCTCGTCGTACTTGGTAAACTCGCTACGCATGGCCGTTTCTTTAGTATTAACAAACGCTGTAAGGGCCTCTTTAGCCATAGTATCTGAATGAGCAAATGCGGCACGAATAGCGGTATCTTGCTCTTTACGGCTAGTCTCTTCTGCATCGATAACTTTTTGTAGTTCAACGCCCTTAGCCTTAATAGATTCAGATAACTCTGTCTTGGTATCTGCAAGCTCACTGCGAGTTGCTTTAGCGTCGTTAATTGAAGTTACCGCTGCATCAAAAACTGCTTTAGATACTGCATCAATATTCTTGCGAGCAACTTCTTTGTTGGCTTCTTTGAAAGACTGTACTTCTGTTGCACTCACCAAACCCTTGTCAGCTTGAGCAAGGGCCGTGATCTTATCGGCAAGCTCTTTTAAAGAGTCAGAATCAACATCAGCACCGTTAATTAAGTCGGTGATAGCCTGGGTAAGCTCAACTTTAGTTGCGTACTTATTACGAATATCAGTGTCTTGTGCTTTACGGGTTGCTGCCTCTGAATCAATCGCTTTTTGTAGCTCTTGGTCAGCCAAGGCAAACTCATTACGAATAGCTGCGTCTGCTGCTTTGCGATCAGCTGTTTCTTTTTCGATAGCTTGCTCAGTCTGTCTGTTAGATTCAGCAAGCTCGTTACGAATAGCTGTATCTTCTTCTCTACGCTCTGCTGTCTCTTTATCTGCTGTGGCTTTTAACACTTTATCAGCCTGTGCAAATTCGCTACGAATGGCCGCATCTGCTGTATCAACGGCCTGCTTTAAAGTCTGGTCAGCTTGGGTAAAATCGCTGCGAATAGCTGCATCTGCTGCTTCAACTGCGCTTTTAAGCGACTTATCAGCCGCTGCAAACTCAACGCGAATGGCTGCATCTGCTGCGTCAACGGCTTTCTTTAAATCCTGATCGGCCTTAGTAAATTCGCCTCGAATGGCTGTGCCTTCCGCTTTGCGAGCATTTTCTTCTGCCTTGATAGAGCCTTGCAATTCAGCCTTGTTTGTTTCGATAGAACTGTTTAATTCAGCCTTAGCCTGGTTAAGCTCTACACGGGTGGCCTTATCTTTTGTAAGTGTGTCAATCGCCTTATTAAAGTTGATCGTTGAAACTGCATCGATGTTATTACGAGCAATCTCTTTGTTAGCCTCTTTAAACGATTGGACCTCTGTAGCACTTACTAGGGTCTTATCAGTCTCTACCAAAGCATCAATTTGATCAGAAAGCTCTTTTAGCGTATCGCTGTCATCGTCAGCATTGTTGACAAGATCATCAATAGCTTTTTTCAGCTCAACCTTGCTGGCAAGCTTACTAGCTTCTTCTTTGGTAGCATAGATTTCTTCTGCTTTAACGGTTGCTCCTTTAACCTCATTAATAGCATCAACAATGCTCTTTTTATTGGTAGTCGCAAGCTTATCAACACCGCCAACATCTTTACCGATGCGGGCTGCGAGCTCTTTTACGTCTGCATCCTTCGCAATAACGACGCCTTTAATACTCATACTTAACCTTCCTCTTCTTCGCCTGATTGTTCATAATCTGAAATATAACTACTACCCAACTTAATGTCGTCAGCCTTTAAGGCCTGCTTGCAGGCTTCTTCAAACTCTTGCAACTTGCTTTCTTCTACTAGAACATACGCCATAAATAAACTCCTATTGCTGTCTCTGGCCTTCATAATCAGGGATATAACCGTCCTCACCTACGCTCATATCGTCGTCTCTAGCAACTTTGCTAAGGCATTCATCTAAGCCGCTTACATCTGCACGCTTATAGCTGCTGCCTACTCGCATAACCCAAACTTCACTTAATCCACTGTTTAAAGCGTCCTCAATAGCCAGGTAGCTAGGGTTTGCCACGTCACGGCCTAGAATGGCTGAAAAGTTGCCTTCATTGACCTTAAATGGAATCCCCATAACGCCACGCTTGAACCTACCAATGATGATACCGTTCGTGACGTTTTGAAGTTTCGTGGATTCTGTCTTATCGATAACATCACCACGCTGCACGCCAACAGCGGTTTTTAAAATCTTAGTGTTGATCATAGATCCGCCTTAGTTTTTAACCTCTTTTTGAAGTAAAAATAAAAATCGTTCATCCCTGCCCATACCTATGCGATACAAGCTTGTATCGCTATCTAACACTTGCAATTCGCGCTCAACCTCATACCGGTCACGCTGATATCGACAACAAAGCTTTGAATCTCTGATGTATGCAAATATCACATCTGATGTGATATCAGTTGCATATCTATTGTCATCAAGTGCCACCATAGGGGTTATACCACCTCTAATTGATGCAGCAATGCCGCCAACAAGCGAGCCATTGCGACCTACCCACAGTTTGGAGTCAATTCCAGCCTGGTAAGCTATTACCAGATTCATATTGCGATCAAAAGCAACTGAAACTGATGTTATATTCTTGTCGGTTAGCACTCTATCAGGCCTAGAAACGTCGGTACGCTGCAAGTAGATAGCTGCACCGTCCGTCCAAGCCTGCCAGACATAATCTTTTATACCTTGGGTGATATCGCCTATATCAGCACCACCCAAACAAAACGAGCGTGTATCAGGGTGTTTTCTATCCCTTGGCTCATTTAGATCTTCAAGCCATTTTCTGACACGCTTTATTTTGTTATTCGGTAACATTAAGCTCACCCTCGTAACGAGCCCATGTAAAGCGAATTGGTACTGTCAAGGTATCGTTTTTGGATTTAGGAATTGGGTCGTCACCGTCTTTTGAGCCATACTGAATCTGATAGTTACCCATAGTGGTAGGCACCAGTACGCTTCTAACTGGGAAACGTGCATCATCAAGGCCAAAGAAAATACTCATATCACGTGTATATGAGCCTTCCTCGTAGTCACTAAGAGTTACACTCGCGGCTGCCCCCATATTAATATTAGGCACGCCTGTAACTTCACCAATATCGCCAGCGTATGAGTAAAACTCACTGTACGTCTCTGATGCGTACTCAGTATCTTTTGCAAACACCATACCTACTTTAGATTCATAGTAAGCCCCTTCATCACCAATACCAGACAAGCGGCATTTAGCCTTATACAGCTTCTCGCCTCCGATATCGTCAGTGATTTTGATAGAAAAGTCTTTATCCGACAGTTCGAAAACCTGCCAGATACGGTAGGTTATCTCTAACACTTCATCATCTTTCAAAGTGATAGAAATTGGCGCGCCTTCGGCACTCTTAATTAAGGCTCTCGTGCAAAGGTGATACTCATCTTTGCTTGTAAACTCGCTAGCCAGCCCTACCTCTGAAATAGTCTTGCCGCTGATACCCTCAAAACGATATGTACTATAACGCCAGGATTTAAAATCCTGATCACCGCTTAGATATGGCTCTGATCCGCTGTCAGTGGCCTCGATTGAGTTATGCTTAGCTACAAAACTGATCAGCTTAGCCTGAGTGGCTTCTGGTGCCGTGTTACCGCTACCAACTAAGCAGTTAGCAAAAATATCATCACCATGGCCACCACCAAAAAAATCTAAGCCTGTGTTAAGAAACATGTTCTTTTGGTAGCCAGTATCTTGGACGGTTGAGCCGTCTTTCTTTTTGACAACGCAACGCAGCTCGCCTGCAAAACCTGTTTTCATTACTTAATCCTCTGTGTTGTAAAGATATCTAGTGGTTTAATAATTGGGGTGTAGCCGTCCTGGGAAACCTCTATATCCACTTGCTCAAAATTAACCTTGGCTGCATCCAAGGCTTCAACTCCAACTAAATAGCCGCTATTTGCATCATAATTGCCAGCAAGGTAGCTGACATATTCGATATTTAACTGCTCTAAATTAGCGAGATAACCATCATTTAATGTTGCGTATTGGCCTTTGTCTGTTAAGTGAACACTCAACGCCTCAATGGCTGGCAAGTAACCGCTATTAACCTTGATATCAACAACGCTTAATGCTTGTTGTAATACCAGTGATAACTGCTCAATCTGTACCTGGTAGCCTTCAGTATTAATGGCTGTCTCAACTAGCCCGCTCGATATGGTTAAGTCTAGCAAGGTGTAAGTTTGCGTATAGAAGCCTGTTCCTATGTTTAAGCTATGAGTCTGTAATGCTTGTGATAATCGAACATCTAGTATTTCAGCTTGATGCGTATATCTTGAACCCACCTCTTTTTCTTTAATTTTCGATATACGCTCAATGTTTAACTGCTTGGCTGATGCACGGTAACCGTATTCATATTCAAATGATTTAAAGCCATAACGCAGTGATAGTGAAAGAGCCTCAAATCCAGCCTGATAACCGTCTACGATCGGCACTGGTTGTTTAACTACTGACCCTAGGTGAATATGAAGCGGGTCAATTTTTGTCTGATAGCCTTCTGTGATATCAAACGCCTTCCCAAATGTCGTTTTTTCAATATCAAAGTGATTAATACTAGGAAAGTATGCATCTACAACATCGGCTGCTTTTTTGATTAGCGATCTCAATTCAACGTCAAGCAGCTTAACCAATGGCTTGTAAATATCATCTTTGATGACTGGTATTGGGTATAAATTACTTTCAAATGCTATTTGCTCAAATTTCTTCCCGTCGGTAATCTCAGTCTCATTGCTAAGCTTTAGGGTGGGATTACCGATACGCAAAATCCATAATTCAGAGGCACCAGCAATAAAAGCATCTTGAACGATTGTGTAGCTTGGATTGGTTCTATCTTCGCCTAATAAGGCCTTGTAGTTTTGGGAATTGACCTTGAACGCCTTATCTGAACGGCCGCGTTTAAATCGGCCTACAATCACGCCATTTTGATTGATTGACGGTACGTTTGGGCCGGAATTTCCAGATACTTCGTCCTGGCTTATGCCTACTGCACGTCCTAAAGTATTGCTGTTTAACATTTAAGCCGCCCTTAGCCAAAAGACGGCTGCGATGCAATGCACCACAGCCCAAAATTAACGAATTACTAAAACTTTGCCGCGTGTCGCGTTGATCTGTTCGATATTGCGCAACACTCGCTCTTTAGTAATGCTTGGCTTTAATTCGATAACCGCTTCTTTACGAGCGTAAAATAAAGTGCGGCTATGTGGATCATATAGATTGTATGCGCCACTGTTATAAACAGTGATTTTTTCAAACTCTTCTTTTTTCGCTTCTGGTTTTGGTTCAAGCTCAGCTTCTTGCTCTACTTCTGGTCCAAGCTCTACCTCTGGCTTAACGCCTTCTTGTTGAGCGTCAAGAAATCGCCATACTAAAGCGTCTTTACTATCGCTTGAGCGATAAGCAACTCCCAGGCCTTTAAGCTCTGCTTGCAGCTCTTTAACCGTATAGGTTTCATCAACTTCTGCATATCCAGGGGTGATAACAAGCTCTGCTAAATTGCCTGGTACTTGTTTTGGTTCTGTCATAATCAGCCTCGTATTTTTGTCAAAAGAAAGGCCCTGTTGCCACAGACAACAAGGCCAATTCAGCCATACAACGTGGCGGTTACATGGCTAAGTTATCGAATTAAAGTGTTGGTAAATTGCGTAATTCAATTAACATGCACTGATTGCGATAACGTGGAATTGGGTTAGCTTCTGCTGCCATACGGTTATAAACCGCTACGTCTTTTTCAAACGCATTGGCTGATGATGCTAGAACCATAGTTGGGACTGCCACAGTACCTACGAATGGTGCTTTAGCTGGTGTTGTTGCACGTGGTACTAACAACGCATAGCCGCCCTGGGTTAATTCATCTTCGTTGAACACGCCCATTGAGGCTGGCACGTAGTAAATGTTTGCACCAGTGTTTAACTGGCCAATGCGGTAGATTGAGTATTGATCACCGTACTGCTCGCCAGTTGGGGTATATTCGTCGCGGCTCATAGCTTCAAAGAACGCTGCACCACGGTCTGACACGTATAAATCGTACTGACCAATAGCTGTGTTGGTGATTGTTGATAGTGCGGTACGAGCTTTACCTAGGACAACACGAATGTTTGAGTAAAGATCAGTTAATGTGGTATGAGTCACGCCAGCGATATCAGCATCAAACACTTTGACATGCTTCTCTTGATTAGCTAAACACTGGTTAACTGCACCACGTAGCAAGCGGCCGTTTTGCTCAAAGTTGTACTTGTTGATAAAGATCATTTGAGCGGCTGCATACCAGTTAATGCCAAGCTCATTTTGTAGCTGGGTGATAGCGTCGATGGTAGCACTTGAACGTGCGCGGCTTGGATAAGCGTAAACGCCATAGTAGTTAAACGCCATGTCGTGACTTGGGGCGCGTAAAATATACTCACCTTTCTCGTCTTTACGTTCATAGTCAAAGATTAATTCAACTTCTACTTCGTCTGCTTTAGGGGTAGCACCATCGGTAGTGTCAAAAGCAACTTCAACTGTGTGATTGTCAAGGTCTGCAACTGCTGACTTAACGATAAAGGTATCAGCGCCTAAAGTAACCGGCTCAAGCGGCTGTAACGTGCTCTTACCGCCAAAAGTTGGGTGGTTTCGATGATTATCATTAGCAACTTCCACGCCGCGAACTTTAATGCTAACTCGACCGCCCAAGAATGGAGCTTTGATAGAGTCTTTATCTACAACAAACTTGGTAGTTTTGTTGTCACGAATTTCTTTAGTGTAAGCAACATGTGATTCAAGGGTGAACTTACCCTCACCAGCATCTTCCATTACCAATAGGTGACGGTTATCGAAGTATGGTAAACCAGCTTTTTCACCGTCGATTAATTCACCACGACGCATAACACCCATATCCATGCCAGCGGTACCTTCGCCGGCAACGATTGGCACTTCGTTTGAGCCAGTAGGGTTAGGTAGCATTGAGATTAATGGGAGGCTGTTTGCGATACCCATAGTAATAACAACTTGTACGGCAGCTGGTACTACTGATAAGGCTTCATGGTGGCTAAATGATAGGCTGTCGAACGATGGATCATTGTCATCACCGCGATGCGCGTTTTCAGTAAATGCGGTAGCAGCTGATAAAGCTGATTGCACAACTTCTACTGGTGGCATATCACCGCCGTTACGACGTTGATACTCTGCAATACCATCACGTAAGCCGTCAAATACCGCTTGCTTGCCAGCTGTTGTAGCTGCGATGTTTTGAGCCTCTAACAGTTTTTGCAATGACTCAGGAATTGCCTGTAATCCCATTTCACGGTCATGCGAGTTGGCTGCGATCATTGAGTCAAATTGTGCAACGTCAGATTGTTTGGTGTCGAACTTCGCAAATTCACGCATAAATTGGCGTGTTTTGGTTAATTCACTAGAAACAACGGATAAATGTTGTTTGGCTTGTTCTTTATTCATAAGGCACTTCCTATCGTAATTGAAAAAAATTAAACATATCCGATAGGGTTATATTAAGACTCGCCTACATCGCCTATTTAGGGGTGTTCCAACAGCAAAAAACCGCCATTTAAGGCGGTTGATTGGCATTACTGACAGGCTTACATCAAGAAAGTCAAAATAAATACCAGGGCAAGGTTGATTACATCCAAAACCTTACTTATATGGCGTCTCAACATCCTCAATTTTGCTTTCATCGAACGCATCTAAATATTCCAGGTCAAATCTTTGGTTTAATAGGTACCTATGGCCATGACTCACCAATAATGAATTACCAACCACGCCCACGCACTCATGGTATTCTTTATGGTTGTTTAGCAAGAAACAAAACAAGTCGCCTTTTTTGGGGTTCCAGTCTGGTCTCATTCTTATGCGATCATCGCCTTCCAAATCAATATCGTAAGGCTCAATCAATACCATTGAACTAAATTGCTCTGGTGTGATAAACATGCCGCTATCGTGCATAGGACCACCTAAGCTATCTAGTAGCACGACCATTGCGTGTCCTAAAGGCTCATAGTCTATTGAATGCTCATCACTGTCACTTACTGTACCCAGGCCTGCCCATGACAAGTCTGAACGCTCATAATCATCATCACTCACTGTTAGCACTTTACGCCTAAATACAAACGTCGGAATCGTTGATTGATTGCGTAGTGTGATAATGCGCGTACTTAGTGCCTGGCCGTCTGTGACTAGCTTATTTTCAATTTTAAGCGTCATCGTTTACCCCATTTCTTCTCAAAGTCTTGAATATCTGCTTTGTATAGCTGCTTATATCTATCAGGTATGCCTTTTTGCTTTAACTGGCTTTGAGCGTACTTATAACTGCTTAATTCAGCCTTTGTTGGCTCGTGCGGGCGTGCTTTGGCTTGTCGTTTTTGTTCAGTGCGTACTTTTTGCTCAGCCTGTTTAACAGCTTGCTTAATAACCTTCGACCAATGTAAACGGCCATTCCAGTTGTTTAGGGCCTCTGTCTGCTTGCCAGCCTCTCGCTTGACTTGCTGGCTAGTGCGTCTATGCGGCTTAACCTGGTTCTCTGCCTTGGCTATATCGGCCTTGGCATAGTCTCTGATCTGATTGAGCATGATACCGCTTGTTAAGTGTTTCATTACTCGCAATGTATGCTTACAAGCCACGCCCGTTAGATTGGGGTTACGTGTCGATGGATAGCGATTTTCATCTATTCCATAGTTGTATTTACCAACGGTGGCTATATAGCGATACCAGAATTGATGACGGCCACAATCGCAATCAAACCTTACCTTGCCGTGTAAGATACTGTTCCTTATCTCTGTCATGCTAGGCGGCTTGGTTCTTAGCAGCAATCCAGGATAATCTAGCAGCTGCACTGTTACTTTGTGATTAGCAACCTTACTTTCTGGCCCTGAGTTGGTTAAGAAAAATAAGGTATTGCCTTGCCGCTTGTAAACCATGGCCATGTATATTTGCTTGTTAGCACGCTGGATATCTACTGGCCTTGAATTATTAATCACATCTTGAGGTGTGATACCGCCAGCAAACTTTTTAGCCGCTTTCTTAACGTTTGCTAAGTATGCGTCTAATACACTTGCGTCTAGCACCTGCATTAAGCTTTGGTTACGCTTAGTGTTGCCTAGCGTAAATTCCAATAGCTCGCTTGCTGATATGCCAGCTAAGCTTTTAGCACTGGCTACCAGGCCCTCCAATTGCTGGTTAGTTAGCCTCTCACCGCCTTTAATATCTCTGATCGTATCTTTTAGATACTGATTATGACGGCTGGCAAACTTGCCCTGCTCGCTGGCTTGCCTAGCTGTATCAATACGCCAGCGTCTAAGCTCCTCAAGGCTCATTTTATTAACGAGCCTGTCTTGCCTGCTTACTGGGTCGTCGTGATTCTGTGGACTGTTATTGTTAAACCAATCAGTATCTAGGCTATCCATTTACATCTCTTTCAAATACTTGCGTTTAATTGCAATCAAATCCACGGCCACTGGCAAAAAGATAATTTCCTTGGGTAGTGGTTCGCCAATTCTATTCGTGCCAGCACATACCATCACTACATCTGCATAGCTGCGATTTTTATATGCTCTAAAAGCAATTAGCGTAGGATCGTGAACTTCATCATTACCCACTTGCCAAGCGATTAATCTATCGGTACGGCCACGTCGATAGAGTAAATCAACGTGGTCACGTATCGCATTATGATAAATATTCAATACATCCATAATTAGGCCGTTCTTAGCCAATAAGCGACAACAGTTGATGGCTGTACGTTATTATGGGGTTTATCACCCCCAACATTTGAGGCTACTAAGTTTGAAGGCGACGCACTTGTACTTTGCGTTGCAGGCCTTGTGTTACCTCTAATATTACTCACTACAAAGTTTAAGTCGTGAGTGTGGCTAGGTATTTCAGCAACGGTAAGCTTGTGGTCATATTCACCAAACTCTGTTTTTAGTTTTTTAGTCCACTCAGGGTCGGCCGCTTTGGTTGATATGCCAACAAGCGTTTGACCTTCTGCGAATCTCGCCCACGTGCCATAACCTAAAGCCGCTTTAACTTCTGCACCGCTCTTATAGTCATTGGTCGTCACATACAATGAGCCAATTGGTAATTCAGTGACCTTGTTTTGGGCAACTGTTAACTGCTTTTGTAACTCGTCAATCTGTTGTTTCATTCCAGCCAGATCAGACTCTCTTAGATATTGGGTATGAGGGTGTTCTGCACTAGTATGGGCAGATAAATCAGTCTTTTTAGCGTATTGCGTATGCGGATCAGCCGCACTTGTATGGGCTGATAAGTCTGTTTTCTTGGCATACTGCGAATGAGGGTCAGCCGCCTTGATATGATTAGCAAGACCGTCCTCTAAGTTGGCTATATCTTTACCTTGCTGCGTTAAATTGCCACCCTGCTGAGATAACGTACCTTTTTGAGCGTCAAGCTCTTTTTGTAGTGCCTGGTTTGCCGCCTCAAGCTGGCTAGTTTTCTGATCGCTATCTTTTTTGAGTGTGTATTGAGGGTGTGGGTTTGCGTGGGCCAGGTGTCCTGCTAAGTCGCCAGCTGCACCGTTGATGTTTTGGCCAAGCTTATCCACTTTCTTATCGAGCTGTGTAAGCCTCTCAAGCTTAATATATTGAGGGTGAGGATCTGCTGCCGCTAAATGGTCTTCCATCATCTTAACAGCGATAGGGCTGTTGGGATCGGCTTCAATTGTTATGTTCTCAACGTCAATTTCGCCTAACGACAAGCCAAAGCTGCCAACAAATGTAACGTTTGCATAAACGGTAAACAATGGTCCGGTACTGGCTGCAATTGCAAAAAGCTTGTTGTCGCTGGTTAGTAATCCAACTTCGTAGATATCTTTTGAAGTGACACTATTTAAGGTCACGCTAAACCGTAAAGACTTACTTTCGTTCTCGATGCCGCTTGTCACGATATCGGACCGCATAGTCTCCGTTTTAATGCGTGTTTCTCTGCCATTTGGCACGTATTTTGACGTGCCAGCGACAAATGTCTTTAAAGATAAGCTTATGCCTTGCTTTTGAGCGTCTAACACTGCTAAACGCCCTGCTTCGGTTATTTTAAATATAATTGGGTTTGGTTTATTAGCCATGACTTACGCAATCCTTAAAATTTCAGTACTGCATAAGTTTAACCACTTAGGCTGGCAAGCCTGCCGTGTGTTCCACTTTCCCACCTAGTCACCAAGTAATTCATCGGCCGCTTGCTTCAATAGGTCTAATTCGTCGCTTTCAGTGCTACCGATATTTAGGTCCTCGTAACTTTCAGCCGGCGCATAGCTTATATTTTCCATAAAGCCAAACGCTATGGTATCTGCAATATCCGGTGACTTAATACCCTTTTTGAGCATGTCTTTTTTACTCATCATGCACCAGCGCGCCTTTTCGTCAAAGTAATACGGTAAGCGCGTCATCTGTTCTTCTAAGTTGGTGATTACCTGGTACATTTTTTTGATTTTATCGCTTACACTGAAATAGCCTTTTTCGACCGCCTTAGCCATTGATACATAAGCGTGGCTGCGCTTGTTCATATAGTAGCGTTTAAGCGTGTTGTTAAAGCAAGGTGAACCCCAATGCACTTCATCAAAATACACCCCGTCAGCTTTTACCGACTGCGTTAAGCCCATACCAGCGCCTAATGGATCAATCACCAATGTTGCCCCTGGGTAATCACTCATTACATCATTAATTTTGGCTTTAAGCGTATTAATATTGGCTCTATTACTAAACAGCGGTATATCAAGTAAATGTACGTGTCTCTCAATACGGCCCTTAACCATCTTATCAACGACTTGCAGCACCGATATCACGCTACTATCGCGGCCAACATCGCCGCCCACGTCTACGGTTACGATGATACCCCACTTGTCACCCTCTTTAATCACGCAAGGGTGAGCCTTCATATTCTCGTAGTCAGTGCGCGTTAATAGGTACTCGCCTTTAAGCTCTGGAAACTTACCGCGAATACGAATTAGATACCCTGGACTGTTTCGACTGCCATACTGATATAACGCCTCAATCAATTTTTCTTTACTAACAATCGGTGACATTTCACCGTTGAACTCAAGGGCAATCCATTTACCGCCATTATAGTGGCTTAACTTATGGTGTGTGTCGTAGAAGAAACCAGTATTTTTAGCTGGCTGGCTGGTCAGTACGGCCCGGTTGTTTTCATGGGTCAATGCACCAATAGCAACTTCCATAACCGCGTCATCAATACCACAAGCTTCATCAGCCCATACCATGTAGTGATCGCCGTGTTGACCAGCAATGTTAGTTGGCTGGTGTTTCGGTGCGGTCTTGGCAAACACAAACCAGGTATCTTTAAAGCCCTTGATGTAGATCTTTTCTGCTAATACGACAACATAATCAGCAAGCCAGCCTAGCGCCTTGTTATTGCGCAGGCGCTGCAAACAGATATTAATCTCTTTCCAAACAACGGTTCTAAGCTGTCCGATTTGAGGCGCGGTAAACAGCATTACCGACTCGGGGTAAAATAAAAGGTGCCATAAGGCGATAATGCCAGCCGATCTGCTCTTACCAGTACCGTGACCAGACGCAACGCTTGTACGACTGCCAGGCACAACAATAGATTTAAACAATAGCTCTTGTTGCCAGGTTACTGCTTGTCCGGCTTGTATTGTCATATCTAATGCTTCAACGGCAAAGCGTGTAATGTCATAGCGATACCTTTGGCATACCTCTTGCCATTCAGGTAATAGCATTAAATCATCTAACATTTTTTAGCCCTTAATATTAAATACTAAAAGGCATTAAGCCATAGTCGCTATCCTTGTCGTTTGAGCTATCGTCAAGCGTTATTGGTGCGGTTGACATAAGGTAGCCGCCATGCACTTTCCTTGCAGCCCAAATAGCCAACAAAACGGCCATGTGACCATTGGTAATACCCATTGAATCAAAGTCTAATACTTTTCCTCGTTCGTCCATTTTGCGCATCTGAATAACGTCTTTTGGCTCATATCGTCTTAACGCATCCTCAATCACAATTAAGCCTGATCGCTGGGCTTCGTTATAGACAGCCATAACCTCGGCCATTTGCTCGGACTCGTTAAAACTCATATCCCAGTAATCAAAAATCATTGGCGTATCAGTGACCACCACAGCATTATCTTTTGGTACTGGCTGCTCTTTCCACGTGGCTTGTTTTTTAAGCATTACCCTGCCTGATGCTGGCAAGACAACGCCTAATACGCGTATGGCCTCGCCAGCATAAGCGGCCGCCCTTGCATCAATAATTACTGGTGTGTCTTGTGCTGCGTTATTCATTGCTAGGTGGCTCTATCTTAGTTTCGGTGATTACACCTGTTTTAGGATCAATAGCGACCTTAACTCCCAACTCTGTATAGTCATCGGTAACGTCTGCCTCAGTAACAAAGCTATTAAGCTTCTCATAACTATCACGGCTTCCTCCAATTGGCTTGCCGCCCTCGCCTGGTATTGGCTCTCTTGGGCTGTTAATCGCGGGCCCGTTAGGATTATTAGGATCAAGCGGTATCGTTGGCTTCTCTGGATCATATTCAGGGTTTGGCCGTGTTGGTAAGCTCTCGTATGGTTCACCAGTATCGGTCACTTCATCCCAATCACCACCCAATCCCACAAATTCAGGGATAGCACCAACGATCGTACAATCAACCGTTACGATGAATAGGTTTTTAAGGTCAATAGATGCGTTATCAGGGTAAAGACTGTTTTCTAACACCCTAAAATTCCAGTCATCTTTAATTGGCTTACCCTCAAAAACCCCAACGTCATAAGGTACTGGGAATGTTCTTTTCTCTTCGTGTTTCCAAAAATTCGCAAACTGCCTGGCAATATCTGATGCACTGTGGGGATCGGGGCTAAAAAAGGCAATTTGACAGCGATAAGCCACGGGAACCGATCGCATTTGCACTACTCGCTTTAATGGGTCTTGAGGTAGCACTACGTTTACCCAATAAGGTAAGCCGCCTACCTGGTCATATTCAGGCGGCGTTTCAATCGGACTAATGGCCGTCATAAGCACTGGCAAGTAAACAGACGAACCGGACTCATTTTTATAACCAGCGTTTTTTGCGTTATCATTCTCTTGTATTGCTTTTAGCATGCCCTCTACGTCATCAACCATTGATGTTTTAGCCACAACAATAGCTGCTTCCAACCTGCGTCTTTTCCAGTCATAAACGCCCTGAGTGGTTGGCATGCACCATTGCCTAAAATCCCTTAGCTTCATGGCCCAAGCTATCTGCAAACACTCAAGCGGTGATAGTAGTCGTTTAGTTTTGCTCATTGATCAATCCTTATTAAAGGCCACGAAATCTATCGACAATGCTAATGCGCTCTTGTGGTGCTTCTGACTTGCCAGCCGCCTTCTCTAGTTCGCTTATGCGTAAGTCTGCGTCTGATGTGCTGCCAATATGAAAGCTATCCCATTGGGCCTTAATCTCGTTAAACGGCTTAGAGGGGCAAATTAGGCTATCGTAAAGCTCTAATTCTCGCTGCTTCTTGCGTTCCAATACTTTTTGCCGGCGCATTTCTGCATTGATCAAAGCGTCCTGGGCCGCTAGTGCTTCACGCTGATAATGGCTTACCAGTGACTCTGAATGTAGGGCCGTTTGCATTGAATCGTATTGAGCAACGATGATACGCTCTAAGGCCTCTTTTAAGACAATCTGATCCTGCGGTAAATCAATGAGGCTATCAAAGCATGCCTCACCTTCCGTATAAGCACCGTTTAAAATACTGTCAAAGATGCCATCGCCTTTGTTTGTCGCGTAATTAGGTGTTCGCACATAGTCAAAGCCATGGAAGCCAGTAACCTCATAATATCCGTCTGGCTTGCGTCTGCGGTTAATAGCACTGCTAAACCCGCCAGCTTTATTCGCGTATAAGCGTGCTGCAAATTGGCCGTCGTCTGTATCTAAGAACTCATGCTGGGTAACAACGTTGCCGTCATCGTCAGCTTCAAGCCTGATCGTGCGTAAGGCTGGCTGGATTTTAATAATACGGCCCGTCTTTTCATCCACCCATTGGTCTGGTGGGTACATGCCAAAACGTGCTCGTATCTCATGGCCATTAAAGCCAAACAAATCACCACTGCTAACAAGCTCTTGAACCTCTGGTGAGTTAATCTTGTTAACCATTGAGCGAATATCTAAATCTGAACGGTCCTGGCCGTTGTATTTGCGGCCACGATCCGCCAGGTTGTATGTAATAACTTTCGTTTTCTTAGCCATGAAAAAACCCCTTAAACAAGGCATAAATATTAATAATATGGCCTTAGTTTAAGGGGTTAAGCTGTTTTGCCTTTGGGGTGTTCCTTTGGAGTCTTAGTCCCAAGCTCTACTCATACCAATACCGCCTGTAATTGCATGTGCCAAATCTCTATCAGACACGTTTTGGCCTATGCTCTCATTGTTTGACTGAACAATGATGGGCTTGTCTAGACCGCCACCTGCCAGCGGCAATCTAAATGAAGGCATATCTGGTATATTAAATACGTTTTTAAGAATAGAAGAACCTAAATCAAGGCCTAATGATTGCTTGGCTGACTCGTATTTAGGTAGGCTGGCCGGTTGGTATGCTGGCGTGTTACCTGCAATAAAATTGTTAGCTAAGCCACCAACGTTAACACCTAACACACTGTTAGTTGTTTTGGTTTTCTGCTGAACCGACTGAACCGCTGTATTATTGTAGATACCCTCTGCAATTTTCGCACGCTCTCTCTTTTCAGCCTCAACTGCTTTTGGTCGCTCGTAAAACTCTGATACGATAGCCCCAGCCTGGCCTGCTGTTTTGGCTTTCTTAAGCTTATTGCCTGCGGCCTTTTCATCGCCCTTAGTAAGCTCATAGTTAATAAAAGCCAATTGCTCTTTGTAACTTGCCTGCTTAATGTCTTTGCCAAAAGCTTTTTTAAAGTCAGCCTGCCTGTCTGGGTGCCATTGAGCTAAGCCGTAAGCCTGGTAAACACCCTGCTTGTTCTTATCGCCAAGTGCCTTGTAATTAAACATACTTTCTTTTTGAATGTTGCCTACAATGCCGGCGGCTTGTTCTTTGGTCCACCCTTGAGACATAAAGTATTGCATAGCCTCGTCACGCTTGGCTTTTTGCTCCTGTGTTGTTAGTCTGCTTGAGCTAACATCAGTACTGCTACCTGTTGGCAGTGTCCCATCTGGTATCATACGTGCAATAGTGGGCTTAATCTTGCCTGACTTAATTTCTTCGTAGTAGTCTTTGTTAGGCGCTGCGGTATTGCCGTATTTTTCGCCTTGCTTGTAGTCTGAAACCCACCCTTCTTTTGTATATACCGCAACGTGACCGTAATTATGCTTAGACTTACTGTTTGAAGGCATGCTCATAACATCGCCAACTTGAGGGGTATAACCCTCACTGTATGCCACCTCTTGAAACTTGCCTTTGTTAAGGTTGATTAGGTTTTTCGCCGCATCAACCCCGTTACCCGATGCCTGTAAACCTTGAGCACGAAAAGCATCATTCACGTACTTAGCACAAGCGCCAAGCGATACATATGCCGCATTTTTAATCGCATAATCACTGGCATTTGCTGCCGCTTGAGTTGGTGCTCCAATGCCACTATCGCCACTGAAAAAGCTACTAACGCCATCACCCATTCTTGATAGCCACGACTTCATGCCGCCGGCCGCTTCACTTAGTTTAGAAAGGACCGGTGCTAATCCTGTCTCCCACTTAGTTTGCATTTTTTGAGGTAAGTTGTAAGCCTTAATACTATCGGTCCATGACTTAATATGTGGTGAAGCGGTACGGCCTAAAACCTCGCCGCCCTCGCTACCTATCCAGCCACCCACGGCCGCCCCAATAGCGGTACCCACCACTGGGACTGGTATTAGTACTGAGCCGATTGCACCACCGGCCATAGCCCCAGCGCCTCCACCAGCTATGCTACCAATACCCGCTGTTCTTTCTTCATTGTCGAGCTCGTCCCATCGACTTGCCAGGCTGCCTGCCCCAATAGCTGTGGCCAGAGGGGTTAGCACCCTAGTTTTACCAAGTGCTTTAGCGGCATTACCAATATGTTTACCGCCAGACTTGCCAGCACCTAAGATAGCGGCCCCAGCTCCAGACAAGATGGCCTTAACGCCTTTACCTTTACCCTTGCTCTTATCCTTGCCCCTGCCTTTGCCTTTTCCGCCGCCGCCCAAAAGACCTAAGCCACGCCCTAATCTACCTAATAGTGAGCCCTCACCACTCGGCATCCTCTTTAGGATCTCACCTAGCGTTTCCTCGTTCTGCTTATTGTGTCTTGCCTGTTCTTTTGGCAATGGCTCTTTACGCTTCAAGCTTTTGTATTTAGAGAATGAGAACCTGCCGGCCCTTAAAGCTGCCTTGCCAGCCATTCCACCCATTTTTCCAGCTTGTGTAGCCATATTAAATAGCGGGCTTGCTACGTCTTTAACCTCATTCATTGACGCAATTAGCGGATCAATATCTTGAGCACTGCCATAACTGCCATAACTTGTGCGGCCACTCTTAGCTATCTTAGACAATGAGTCAAACAGCGACTTCTCTTTGGCTGTAAAACGGCCTAGCTCGTCACGTTCACTGTCATTTTTCTTTTTCTCACGTCCGTTTTTGCCAGTAGGATTGTTTGCCTTACGTGTTGCACCAGTTGCACTAGGTACGATGCCAGTTACGTTATTAGTAGTATCTAAACCCTCCCTGCCTCTATCAGCCGTTGATCTATTAACGTCATTTGAGCCGCTATCGCGTTGGATATCAGCCCTATTTGTAGCTGATCCTGATTTGACGGTAGCATTTGAGGTGACATTGCTAAGAGCACCACCGTCCTTGCTACCCGCTGCCCTTTTCTCGCTTTTTACTGTCTGGCTTGCACTACTTAAGTCCTGCTTGTGTTGCTGCTTTGACTGTTCCTGGCCTTGCGTGCCTGGCTGGCTCGCATTATTTCGATCTGGGTTATTAGGGTCATAAGTAGGGACAACGCCCTGAATACGCATAGACTTCTTGTTAGCTATACGCTCATTAGACTTGGCTATGCGGTTTAATACCGTTTGGTTAATCTGATTTTGTGATTTGAGTATCTGAATGATTTCTTGGGTATCTTCACTAATGGATTTAATGCCGCTTTCCAGCCGCTTGGTACCAACGATGAAGCCTTGATCATCATAGTTAAGATAAGTTTCCATGATAAAGCCTTAATACTGTACGTGTGGCTTAAATTATGGCATTGCTGGCGGGTTGTGGGTTTGAGTGTTCCTGGAGGGGTATTGTCATATCGTGTATTTTGCAATTGGTGAAGAAGCAAATTTGACTTCAATTACAAAAATTTGAAATAAGCCTTATAATTACTCTAAAAATAACTTCCTTGCCTATCTAAAGCAGCAGTGAGGGCATTGAGTTTGAAGTTCTTTTTTTCTTTCAGAAAAGCTAAGATACCAATACCTTCATAAAAACAAAGCCTTATAGCATAAGAAAAATTTAACTCTTGTGGACCTTTCAGCACCTGATAATAAAAAATACTTTGATTTTCTCCCTTTCTTTCAATATTAGAAAAACACTTCTTTATGAGAGCTCTGTTTTCCTCATAAGTCTGATTTCTATGTATCGAATTATCATCAAGTGATATCTGAAATTCATTATAAATTTTAATATCCCCATTAAAGACTTTATGAAACTCATAATAATAAAGGCCTTTGCAGATAGAGGCTATACCATTCTTAAATTTTTGTTCATCAAATTTAAATGCAAAAGTCTGTTTAAAACTATCTGTATCCTTTTCTTTGAAATACACTAAAGTTGCAGTGCTAGCTAAACTCTTGATTTTATTTTTATTTCTATATAAACCTCTTAAGGCTTTATTAACCCCAATATCTTGTCCTTTATCATTAGCTAAGATCTGAATAGATATCATCTGTAAAAGATGTTCATCGTCATCAGATTTACCACCATTATGTTCTTTACATGATGGAACAGTAATCAAAGAAGATCTGTCGCTTTTAGGGAAAAAGCATTTAGGCGGTACGTGCTCTTTCGTTAAGTTTGCTTTATCTAGTGGTATCCCACATTCATAACAGATATTTGGCAAATTTTGATACATGGTGATTTTAATTAAATAAGTTTATAGGATGGAGGTAGGCTTTTAACATTTACGAGCTGGCTAGCTAAATAATAAGGGCATTTTGGGAAATAATTATAGAAGGCTGGTACTAGATTAGCTTCTAACTACCCTCATAGTAGAAGCATCTTCAGATTATATTAAAAACCTTCACTTAACAATCAAAACCACTCAAACTATTCTATTATTCACTTTTGTCCAACTCCGACAGCATGTCATAAATAATACTTGAGAACTTGTTATGTGCATTCTTATCAGAAAATATATGCATCATCATCTTCTCATGCGCTTCTCTGCTATCAATCATAGCGTCATCAATTGCTACCGGGAAGTCGCCTAACATGGCCTGATCTTTTGTGTTGTTACGTACCTGGTTCATGACAATCTCACTTTCTGCCATTTTGTCTCGAATGGTTTGTGCATAATTTACCAAGTCATCTTCAGTGAACCCTTCCCCTGCGAAGATATCATTGAGCTGTTTGATAATTTCAGATAGATAGTCATCTTTCTTGTCCTTCGGGGTGGCTGTACCAAGTCCGCTGGCAGGTTCTAATTGATTGTCCTCAGAGTGCTCTTGCAGCTTTAAATCTTGCTGTTTGAGCTTAGACACACGGTAATGGGTCATTTCAATATTACTAAGGTCGATCTCATCATCAAGATTAAAATCCTCACGTAACAGTGGCAGCAAGTGACGGGCATATAGGCTTAACTTCTCTAAATCACGGTCATCATAGTCAACAATCTGTGACATAAACTCATAAAAACGTGTAAAGCTACCTAGGTCCTTCTTAAACAATACCAATTCATCTTGAGCCTTCTTGGCCTCTTTGAAGTCATTATCTGCATTACCAATCAGTACTGCATCATTGGTCGCCTTAGTACGCTCTAATATAGCTTTGGTACGCTTTACATCCTCACTGGCCTGCTGATACTGATGTCGCCAGCGCTCAACCGCTGGCTTGCAGATATTACTAATAGCAGCATTACTTTTATTCTTGCTATAAAAAGCGTCTGCTAGGTTATCGACTTCGTGCCATTTGATAATATCACTGGCTCTTATCTTCTCAAACAGATCAAAGACCTTGTCAGGGTCTGTCACATCAGCAAGCTCTGCTGTCTCATAGTAAGGCTGGAAAGCGGCTAAGATGTCTTCAGGATCGTTAAAGAAGTCGAGTACAAAAGTCCCCGTCTCTTTTTTACCAGGATAGATACGGTTAAGTCGGGATAATGTCTGTACACAGTCAACACCTGCCAGCTTCTTATCAACGTACATAGCACATAGCTTCGGCTGGTCAAAACCTGTCTGAAACTTGTTGGCCACCAACATCACTTGATAGTCATCACTATCAAATGCTTTACGCATATCACGGCCTTTTAAACCTGGATTCATATTAGATTCAGTGAAGCTCTCACCTAATAAGCCACTGCTGTCAGGATCAGACTCCTTAAACTCCACTTCACCTGAAAAGGCCACCATGGCGTTAATGTCCGTATATCCATGTTCTGATACGTATTTATCAAACGCCAGTTTATAACGAACCGCCTCTTTGCGCGAACCTGTAACGACCATGGCTTTAGCTTGCCCACCTAGCAAGCCTTTAATATTCTCATTAAAGTGCTCAATAATGATTTTAACCTTTTGCGAGATATTATAATCATGCAGGCGTACCCATTGATTGAGTTTAATCTTGGCACGCTTAGCATCGACTTCTTGGTCTTTTTTAAGGGTCTGATTGAGTTGATATACTACTTTATAGCTAGTGTAGTTTTTTAAAACATCTAAGATAAAGCCTTCTTCAATGGCTTGGCGCATAGAATACACATGATACGCTTCAGGCTTGTTGTCTTTTGAGGCTGGCAAGTTTGGATTAGGTAAGCGTCCAAATAGCTCTAGAGTCTTAGACTTTGGCGTAGCGGTAAATGCATAGTAGCTTAGGTTGTCACTACCACGACGAGCGGTAATGGTCGCATCTAGCATATCTTCAGCAGATAATCCTTTATCAACATGCTCTTCAAAGTTATCTCTTAGTTCATCACTGGCTGTTGGACTGGCAATAAGAACTTCTTTTAACTTACGTGCGGTAGTACCCGACTGCGATGAGTGCGCCTCATCCGCGATAATGGCATAGCGTCGCTCTTTTAGTACGCTAGAGTCTTCAATAGCTTTAAGCACATAAGGGAAGGTTTGAATAGTAACGATAATAATCGGCTGAGAGCTCATCAAAGCTTCAGCAAGCTTCTCAGATTTTGACCCCTCACCTTCTTTACGGTTAATACGCCCAACTACCCCATCAGCATGTTCAAACTGATAGATGGTGTCTTGCAGCTGGTCATCGAGCACCGTTCTATCGGTTACCACGATAACCGAGTCAAACAGCTTAGTGCCTGCATCGTTGTATAGCGTGGATAATTGGTGGGCTGTCCAAGCAATCGAGTTAGATTTACCTGAGCCGGCACTGTGCTGAATTAGGTAGCGGTTTTCAACCTTCTTATTTAAGTTCGGATTGTCTTGTTTGGCTTGTCTGACTTTATCTTGCTTAACCGCATCTTCAACCAGATTAGTCACTACGTCCCACTGATGATAGCGCGGAAATATCATGGTCTCTTTTTTGGTTCTGCAGCCAAGCGCATCTTCTTTTTCTTCTATCTGTAGGTGCATAAAGCGGCCTAAGATATTAAGCAAGTTATCGGTACTTAATACCTCATTCCAGAGATAGTCGGTTGCGTAGCGGTTATGATCTTGCGGTATGTCGTTACCTGCCCCGCCATCACGAGTACCTTTATTGAAGGGTAGGAAGAATGTATCGTCACCTGCCAGCTTGGTGGTCATAAACACATCATACTGACTGACGGCAAAATGAACCAAAGCACCACGCTTAAAGCTTAGTAGTGGTTCAGGCTTTTTGCTGGCAGGACCAAAAGGCAATCTATCACGCTTATATTGTAGCTTGGCGTTTTCAACGGCTTGCTTAAATTCAGACTTAAGCTCCATTGTAACCACAGGTAAACCATTCACAAACAGCACCAGATCAATGCGGTGACGCTTGGCTGACTTTGTATTACCTGTCGCTTCATCAACCTCTTTGTGACTTAGGTGAGCGCTGTAGACCACTTCAGGTACAACACGGCAGATATTGCCTTCATAACGTGCCAGCACCTCAGGATTTAAGCTATGTTCTGGCTTAAACTGGCATAAACTAAATCGAGTATTACGAATTTTTAAACCATGACGAAGCACACCCAGGGTCCCGTAAGTCCGTGAAGCTCTATCCGTCGCATGCTCACTGGCTTTACCTAACTGCTTCACCAGTTGCTTAATGAACTGAACCTCAGGGTCTTGCGGAAAAAGACGGCAAAACTTATCCCATTCATCGGCTTGAGTGCGCTGTACATAATCAAGTGCATCACGCTCATACAAGGCGGTCTCACGCTGATAGTCTGAGTTGGTGCCTTGTACCCAACCATTAGCCACCATCTCATTGATGATGTCATTTTGAAAGGTTAATTCACGAGTTATGTCCGTCATGGTTTATCCGTATTAAAGATTTGAGCAAGCTAAGGTTGTTGGTTGTTTTAATTTCAGCCCTTCACATTATTGGCTTCATCTAGGTCAGAGATAATAGTGTATTCAATGTTTCTTTTCTGAAACTCAGACTGCATCCAATTAAGTAGTTTTAACACTAATACAATAAATACTATGATTATTTTTTTATTTAAATCAGCCTCTTCATATAAATACTCAACCTCGTGTCTATCCCCTGTTTCAGCCTCAATACCTCCAATATGTATTGAAAACTCTTTACATGGCACTATTTCTTTAACAGAGGGCAATTTATCGATTCTATCAATTAATGAATCCAAGCGACTTTCCTCTAACTGATATTGCCTATTATGTGAATATTTATTCCTAATTTTATTAAATCTATCGAGAACGTCCCTAAAAGCATCACTCAAACCTAAGTTCTTAGATATATTCAATTTGGTATTAAACCCAGTAAATGAACCTTTGAATAAATCGTCAGTTCCTGTAACTTTTGAACACCATATATTTAAAAACTCTTCTAAAATTAAATGTGCTCTTAAAACAACTCCAACTGTATCAGTGGAGTTCACTAACGCCAGATAGTCTTCATGATCAAGAACATTTGCAAAGTTTCCGCCTACTGGTAAGTAGTTGGAGCTTATATCTTCATTCAAATCTGTCATTCCTACCCTTATCTGATTACTTTAAGCGTGAACCTTAATCACTCAGGCTTCACCCAATCCCGAACATCAATCTTACCTGTTACCGCTGCAGAAATAAGCGCCGTTCGGCGTTCTTGCATCAGTTGGATTGTGCTTTCACATACTTGAAGAAGTTCACTGATTTTCGATACCTTTTCATCAATGTATTTACTAATAGCATATTGTTCATCTACAGGTGGTACAACAGTCTTAACCTCATTTAAATGAGTTGGTCCAAAATTAGGTTGACATGAACCAGTCATTGCTAAACCAAGTTGCTCTCTGCAAGCTTCAGATAATAAGAAGAATTTAATAAATGGCTGTACTAGAGGCCGATGTTTGAGCTCGTTGAGACGTATTGTACTAGTGTTTAGAATAACCTTATCATCTCCCTCATATGTAGCAACTTTACCCCAAGAATTCCCTGAACTTGAAAGTAAGATATCTCCCTTATTGACTGTAAAATGCTGATATGACTGAAGGTACTCTTCATGTGAAATAAACTTTTCTAGCCTTGTAAAGTCAATACCTGCCTCTGTAATATTTGTGACTGAAATAACCTTTATCCCCTGAGCCTTAAATTGCCAATGTCTAAGCCCTGGACCTTCTTGCAAGAATGCTAACTGCCTTAATTTAGTTACAATCCAATGCTCAGGCACATCACCCAACCACTCAACACCCGAATCTTTCATCGGCGCATCAGGATTTAAGCCTTTGGTCACTGCATGGCTAATCACCGCTTGACGCTTTTCGGTTAATAGCTCGATAAGACGTTGCTGTTTTTCGATAAGATTGTCTATTTTGGCGGTTTCGTAGTCTAAGAAATTCGCTATTTGCTTTTGTTCTATAAGTTTGGGCGCTCTTATAAATATTTCATTCATATCAGATTGATTTAGCTTATCGCGTGTACTTCCTGATATGTATAAATAAAAATCCGCACAATTTAATGAGTGCTTAAGAAATCGTGGCTCTACCTTCTCCATTAAAGGCCTTAAAACATGGACATGGTTATTAGGCCATATTTTTCCTGATACATTAAAAGCCACATCTTTGTTTTTATCAAAGAAAGGGGCTCCGTCTTCGCCTAAGAGCACAAGCTCTTCATCAAATAAATAATCATTTATATGGTCAACTACCTTATTAGCCCCCCAGTACGGTACATTACCTGACATCTCACCACGCTCACTAGCATTTAAAGGTATGCGAGCTCCATCTAAACACTTAGATACGTATTTGATTCGAGTTAACTCCCAACCACTCGGAATCTCACCAATCCACTCAACCCCAGAGTCTTTATACTCAGGATAAGCTTTATAACGACCCGACTGCATCACTGTATTGTCCACCATTACGAATGCACCTCGCTAAGCAGCTGCATAATCTCCGCGCTGACCTTATCAAGGTCGGCATCAATCTCGCTAAGTGGACGCGGTGGCTCGTATACATAGAAGTGACGATTAAACGGTATCTCATACCCAACAATGCCAATCTCTTCGTCTATCGCATCACGCTTGCCAGCATCAATCCACGCATCCGCCACATGCGGCTGTACCTCACGCTTAAAGTAGCTTTCAATCAGCTCGCAGGTGCTCACAGACGGATTTAACGGAATATTCTCATAATCACGTAAGTCGCTATCGGTCTCAAACTCAACGATTTTTGCTTTGCCTTTACTATCCGTAATTTCAAACGCACCATATAGCGGATTAGCCTCTTTGACTGACTTCTTAACCACACGCTCAGCTTCCGGGTTCTTCCACGTAACAGCGTTTAGGATTTGCTTCCTATCTTTCGCACTCAGATCCAGTCCAGTGTCTTTAATTGCTTGCTTAAAGACCACATCAAACTGGTTATAATCATCAAACTGCTCAGTACCAATCTCTTGTTGCAAGGTTTTGGCGGCATTCATAACTGCCAACTGCTCACGCCACAGCTTACTATCTAGCACCTCTTTAATTTGCTTCTCTTTTAATTCACTGAAGTCTGCTTTAATCATCGCACGAGCTTCGACCTGAATATCGCTGCTCAGATCGCCAAACTCGCCATAAGTGTCCTCAGTCCACTGCTCACCAAACTTCTCATATAAGGCTGGCATAACCAAATCATAGGTACGCTCGGCATAACGTAGTGATTCAATAGCCTCATCACTCATTTGCGCTGATAAGCGTAGTGGACGCTCAATGGTCACACGGCGATAGCCAAACTCGTGGGTGTCAAAGATTTTACTAGCGAAGGTCTTTGCAGTTTCCGCTTTAGGGGTCGCTGACTGACGGCCACGGTTTGATTTAACGTCCGCTGGCTTGTCTAGCTCACGCGCATCGACCACTTCAAAGTCACCAAAGGTACGAGTGATAATCTTAATATCCTCTTCACTCATCTCGTTACGTTTAGAGCCCAGTGATTTACGCATCTTGCTATATAAGTTCGTACCATCAATCAGTTGCACCTTACCTTTACGCTCAGGTGCTTTGTGGTTGGTTAATACCCATACGTAGGTGGCAATACCGGTGTTGTAGAACATATCTGTTGGTAGCGCAATAATCGCCTCAAGCAAGTCCGACTCTAAGATATAGCGACGGATTTCACTCTCACCACTGCCTGCACCACCTGTGAATAGTGGCGAGCCGTTTAAGATAATACCGATACGACTGCCTGTAATGGCGGTATCGTTACTTGGTGCTTCTAACGAGGCATTAGAGTGCGACTGCCCTGGGCGCATCTTACTGATTAAGTGCAGTAGGAATAATAATGATCCATCTGATACGCGGGGCGTGCCTGGGCCAAAGCGACCATCAAAGCCTTTTTGCTCATGCTCGTCTTTAATCTCGCCAGCAATCTTCTTCCAGTCCACACCAAAAGGTGGGTTTGACAGCATATAGTCAAACTTATCAGCAGGCAGCTGATCATCAGATAAGGTATTGCCCAGCTTAATACGGCTGACTTCCTGGCCTTTGATGAGCATATCTGCTTTACAGATCGCATAAGACTCAGGGTTTAACTCTTGTCCAAAGGCACGCATAACCGCATTGGGGTTTAGCTCTAGCACATACTCCATACCTGACGATAAAAATCCGCCTGTACCGGCAGTTGGATCATAGATGGTACGAATGATACCGTCTTTAATCAGTGCATCATCGTCTTCCATAAATACCAATGACGTTGTTAAGCGTACGATATCTCGTGGTGTGAAATGCTCCCCTGCCGTCTCGTTCGAGCTTTCAGCAAAGCGGCGGATCAACTCCTCAAACACCAATCCCATTTCATAGTTGGAAACGGCCTCTGGGCTTAAATCGATGTTCATAAACTTTTGTACCACTTTATACAATAAGTTGGCATCGTTTAACTGCCCCACAAACTCTTCAAATTTAAAGTGGGCAAATATCTCACGGGCATCTTTAGAGAATGACTGAATATAGTGGCTTAGGTTGGCCTCGATATCGCTTTGGCCCATCTTAGCCAGCGTCATTGGGGAAGTGTTATAAAACGCCAGACCATTAGTCTTACGTAATAAGAACTTGGCTTCTGCTTCTTCATTAAGGCCCATAGCGCTAACTTTTTGAGCTTCTTCCACCACGGCATCTTTGGATTCTTCCAGAACACACTCTAGGCGGCGTAGTAGCGTAAATGGCAGAATGATACGGCCGTACTGGGATTGTTTGAAGTCACCGCGTAATAAGTCAGCAACTGACCAAATAAAAGCTGCTAGATTGTTAGAAGTTTGGGATTGTCTGGTGTCAGAATTAAATGTGCTCATAAGTATCTTATTGTTTGTAATGGAATTTGATAAAAATACAGGTTCTAGCTTAAAAAGAAAAATCAATTGATTAAATCAAGCTAGTTTAGGTCTATATTTTTACTTTGTCCATCTGCAACATGCTTTTACTTAACATACCAGGCAAGATTTAACCTCGTTTACGCTAATAATCAATCTCAATAGCACAGCCAGTTAAAACTTCACTCCTCCAAATCATCAAATTCAACATCTTCAGCATCACCATTACCAAAAAAATCAGGATCATGCTCAAGCTGGGTAAGCGATTGCATCCGTTCTTGCAATTCCCTATGCAGTTTTTCACGAGCCGCACGCTCTTCTTCATCAATACCTGCCAGCGCTTCAAGCGCCCCTAAACGGCGCTCTTGTTCTGATTGCTTAAAGTCTTCAGCGCTGATACCGCACATGGGCATTTCTTGTTCAGCAATTACCTTTTGTGCCTGGGTTAAATTACCCAGTACAAAACTTAGACTTTTTATCACCCCTAACTTCTTAGCAATAGGGTCCTCTTCATCATCGTAGAACTTATAATCATCGCCATCACCAGTACTAACGTGGTCCAACTCAATAGGTGTTGGATTTAGTACGTTTTCTGCGACGTCAAGTGATAGCATAGTGATTGCATCTTCTAATGCGCCCAAGTTATGCAGCCTATTTCTGTGTTTAATAATGACGCTGGCACGCTGTTCAGTTGAGAGAACGATTTTCTGTTTTGTTCTGTCTGTGCTATCGATTATTGTTCTGTAAATTTGGGTTTCATGCTCATTTTTGACTTTATTGTTTTCTTTGTTCTCTAATTTTTTCTCAACCCCGTTCTGTTCACTTTTGTTCTGTTTTTTTTCTGCGTTTTCGGATCGTTCTTTGAGCTCAAGCATGGATAACTTTTGCCAGTCATATTTTTTGGCGCGGTTATATACGGCGGATTTAGAAGCCGGTGCCTTATCCCCATACACTTCTTGTAAGTGGTCCACAACTTCTTGATAAGTAATATTGGGAGTGCTTTCCCAAAGGGCTTTAGCTGCCGCCCACACTTCCTTTGGTACTGCCATCAGTTAACCCCTTTAACCATTTCTTCATTGCTATATACAGGTTCCGGCAAAGGTAGACTGTACTGATAGTCGCAATCAAGATCAGACAGCATAATATGCTTATCTTCTTTGTCTAGTCGCTGCTTAATCTGCATCATTTGCGTCTCAACAGCCATAATTTGCCTCGCTTGCTTAGATTCAATCTTACGTATTGTTGATATAAGACTTTTAGCGCTTTGAGCGATTTGAGAGTCTTTTTGAACCTCTTGCTCTTTTAGCAGTCTGCATAACTGTTTCGCCTCAGCCAATAGCGCTTCTTGATCATTGACGCAAATCGATTTCATATGCTCAGTGATTGTTTCGGCAAACTGTTCTGTTAAATGCTCTACCATTGCACGCGATTGAGTCACCACATGATTGACCGTGCTCGCCAGCATATCTAGCTCTGGCTCAACCGATAAGCCGCAAATATAATCAAGCGACTGGTTATAAAGATTTTGAAATATCAGCAAGTCTGTAAGCGTTAAATCCTTATTGCCGTTCTCAATTTCACTAATACGGTTTCTATTGTTATCCACATTCCACACAATGCGCATGACCTCAGCTTGCGTCATGCCAGCATTCTTTCTTGCAGCCGCTAAATTACGGCCTACTGTTACTCTAATTTGCCTTAACTGTTTATCCGTAAACCCAAGCCGTTTTTTTGCCACACGCGCGCCCTCATTGCAGTTTTTTCTGTCATTGATATAATCATGTTGCCTAATGGAATAAGGGCTGGAATTGTCATCCTTTGGCGCTCATGTAACCGCATGAGCGCTTTTTTTTGCCTGTTTATTTGTCGGCCGTTAACTGGCTTATGCCATCAAAGTCACCTAATTTAATGTACTGCTGAATAACTGCTATTACGTTATCAATCCCTTTAGCGACAACCGCGCAATATCCCTCTTTAGCCAACATCTCGATTCGTTCTTTTTGGGCCGGCGTCGCATAGCTTTTACCATCTTTTTTAATCTCAATACGTAGGCCGTGATAAGCGCCCCTGGCAATATCAATAATCAAATCTGGGTAGCCCGCTTTCACACCCATACGTTTAAATTTAGCCGCCTCTGGTGAATATCGCTTACCGCTAGACCCAATTTTAGCGGCTCTCTTGCCGCCGTTTGGCGAATGATGAATATAATCAAACAATGGCCGGCCTTTAAACTTCTGGCGCTTTGACCAATTCATTACTACCGTTTGTACTTCATCTTCTGATAATCCTATTCGTTTACCTTTCATGCCCTTTTAACCCTTACTTGCCTGATAACAAACTGATAAACGCCACTGTAAAAAAAATAACTGGAACGGCTATCAGATACCCTAAAACGCACTTGTGGTACCAGTGCACCTGAAACCTATACACCCGCCTGCCATCACCAAAAACAACACGAGCAATTAAATACGTGCTAAATAGGGAAAGAAAAAGATAGCACCACAACATCATCAAAAATAATTTGCTTAACATAAAAATCCCTTACTAAAATCTAAAAATATTCTCGCCTTGTCTTAGTTGATAATCCCCAGTACCATCTGCACCCCAGACAATATCGCCTAACTCATGATTAATCGCATTACCATCTAAGTCCCATCGAACGATTTGGTCAAAAAAAGGATTACCCTCAACTACTCTTACCCTAGCGCTATACTGATTCCAATAATTGACAACCGGGTCATATGCTCTGCTTAAACGTGCTAAGGTATACCCCTTACTTGTTTTAAGCTTACCTGCTCTTACACCCACCGATAGCCACCTGGTGCCTTAATCTTTGTTTTAAGCGCCCGTATGACTACATGACATTCACGATAATCAAGCTTAACCTCTGGCGCGTGCTCCATGAGCTCATCGCAAAAGTCTGTAAACGCTTGACCGATAGCAGCAACTAGTGCGGCTTGGTCATGCTCCCCTTCTATTTCAGCCTTAGCGTGTGCACGTTGTCCATCTTTGCTAACTGCGTTCATGGTGAAAGTGTAAGTCCGGTCGTGGCTGAAAATATCATGGGGCCGGGTTAAGAAGTCTTCAGTGCGTACTAACCGCTTGATCAGCTCCTCCACCTTGTCACCGTCCAAAAACATTTTCATGTACCCTTGATACTGGCGCGGCTTAGACTGCGTTTGTTGTATCTTCGTGGCTTTTTTTGCTCTTAACGCCTTAGCACGGCGCTGATCTTTATTATTGGATTTATTCTTAGCCATGGATTCCCTTTGTTTTAAATTTCAGCTGTTTCTTGTTCGCAAGGCTCTGACTGCCTGTCTTTTATACCCTTCTTGAACCCATGTGTACGCAATAGCTCATCCACAAATTCAGCCGAAGCCGGTATATTTTTATGCTTAATTCTTCTTGCTGGCTGGATAACAAAATTAGCACCGGCTTGATGCTCGCTGACAACCCGCTCATAGACCGTGGCAAAGTATTTAATAAATCCGTTACCAGCACCCGCTAATTTGCCCCACCCGATGCGATTTGCAGTTTCTAGTACAGTTGGGTGTCCCCAGTCTCTTTCGACCTCTCCGCGCATGCCAGCGCATCTACAGGCTGTCTCAAATGCGGTTTGTGTGTCTAGGTATTCACTTTGCTTGCCAGCTCTCGCTAACTCTAAAAAATCAGCTGGGGCTGTTGGTGGCCATTTTAGGGTTAAGGACTTGGCTAAAGCTGTGTTGAATTCCGCTGGGGTAATTCTCAATCCCTGTAGTGCAATTGCCCATAGTTCAGTAGTTCTTACGTCTAACACCTGGCGTTCTTGTAGCTTTGCTCCAAATACTCGCTTCCAGTCTTCAAACAGGTCAGTGATCAACTCAAGTAAGCGTACTGACGGTTCGGATATCGTTTGACTGCTGGCTTGAGCCATACTTGGCTCTGATTTCAGCTCGGAGTTGGTCAAAGTGGCTGATGGCTTGGCTGTTGCCTGAAGCTTGGTTGTTAGCTGGTTGATTGATTGCAT